GACTATTGGGATCAACTAGCAGTTGAAACTTGGGTTGTTCTTCCAACGCCACAGGCTCGCATCCTTCTCTGAGTTTTCCAGAGAGATTACGAGGATCAGCCTGATTCAACGTAGAAGTACGAATCCAACGATACGTATACCCAGCCTGTTTATCTGGCTCAGGGAGTAATTCTGCTGGCGCCCACTGCTTAGGACGTTCACTTGTTACACGGGTATCTACTTCACGGGTCAATCTGTTGTTAGCCATATTAGGCCTCCATTTTCATAAGTTCACGGGCGTATTGCTCTGGGGTTAGTCCTAACTTCTTCGCGATAGATAACTGTGACGTATTCAATCTTATCTTCTTCGAAGAGGTACTTCTACTCGCAGGGGCAACAACTGTACTCGGTTTTACGCGAGCCGCGACCTTTTCATCGTCAACTTTTTCATCCTGAAAATTTTCAGGAAAACGCCTACGCATAGTTTCATCTATGCGCTTGTAGTACTCGTCAGTGGTCGCATATGCTAGTCCGTTTTCTTTGACAAGCTTCTCGTGAAGCCCTAAGGCTAGGCTTGTCATTTCGTCATCTTGACCAAACCAAGAGTTACGCTCTTGCCAAGCCGAAGCTTTTTGGTCACGGACAGGCGCTGCTTCCGTCTGTTGAGGTATTTTTACTTCATTTTCTTGCTCTTGTAAAGCCCTTCGTTGATTTATATTTTCAGCGTAGCTAGAAGCCTTCTCAATTTTCATCTTGGCAGAGGTTAATTTATCCTGTGCTTCGACTAATTTTTCCGAATCTCCAGCATCATAGGCTTCTCTATATTCCTTCTTAGCCATTGCTAGTTCTTGCTCAGCACTCGTTTTAAAGGAGTTAACTGCCGCTTCATCACTAGAATTGACCCTGCCTTTAAGCTGTTTTATCTCTTCGTAAAGGTTTTTAGCTAGGGTTACTGCTTCTTGTTGCTCCCGCAGCGCCCTTTCTTTTTCTCTACGCTCATCGTGGTAAAACTTCCTAAAAGCATCAATTTTGCTTCGTGCTTCTTGGGAATATTGGTCTAATTCGTCTTTTTCAATCTTTTCAACAAAATCAGGTTTTGAAGCTCTACGTCCTCTATCTTCGACAGGGGTGTCGTCTTCAATCTCAATTTCAAGTTTTTCCTCTTCGGGTTTACCCTTAGCTTCTACTTCCTCTTCTACGGGTTTACCCTCATCTTTTACTTCATCTATTTCATCGGGAAACTTATAGTTTTCCATATCGTCTACTCCTTATTTACGTTTAATGCCACGAGGATCGTCAACTACACCTTCTACGGAATCATCATTGATGATGCGAAACTCCCGTCCATGAATCACTAGTCGAGTACCAGCATTTGGTCTTACAAGGACAAAATCACCCTTTTTACACCAAGCTCCCGTTGGGAACCTTGCTGGGTCTTTATAGCAATCTAGACCTAGATCTACTACAAACAACACCGTTGTCAAAAGTTCGTCATATCGTAGGGTCTCGTCTGCTTTTAGAATCCCACCATCATGTTCCTTTTCCACTTCAGGAATAGCACATAAAATGCGGTATCCAGAAGGTTTAGGTAGTTGTGTTGCTTTTTCTTCATTTGACTTATCAAGCAGCTGCGCCAAATCCACCGCCTTATTTAAGTCTAGCGTTTCACTCATCCGTATTCTCCAGTTTGTCTTTGAGGTCTAATACGTAACCCCTTGCGGTAAGCAGACCTCTAATCTCTCCACAAAGTTTTTGATACTGAACGTGATCTAAATTACCTACAACTACCGATTCTTTTAATTGCTCTATCTTTTCGTCTAATTGTTTAACTAAAAGTTCTAATCCTGTCATTTGTTATCCTTTTTCTGTTTAGCCGCATTCATCTGAGCCGCTATTAGCTGTGCAGCTATTTGCCCTTTCTGGGTATCAATCTGGTCTTTTTTATGCGCCATATCAATACCCATCTTAGTACCTTCTATCTGCTCTTTACGGTCTAGCTCATCTTTTTCCTTAGAAATCTTGGCACCTAACTTAGTACCTTCTAGCTCGCCTTGGATCATTACTCGCTCACGGTCAATGTCAAGTTGCTCTTGCCGTAGGGCTGCATCGGTCTGATCCTTCTGCATCTTACGTTCAAGTTCTTTCGCCTTAAGCTCAAGTTCTTGCATCTGCATCTGGATAATCGGATCTTGCATTTGCTGCTGAGCTTGTTGTTGCGCAGCTTGAGCCTGATTCTGTGCCAACAACTGCTGGGAAGCCTGAGCCACCAACCTAGACAACTGAATTTCGTACTCTTGGGGTAGAGTCTCCTCATCATCCTTGAGGTACGGTATGGGTCCACCGATTTGCTGCTCAATCTGTTGACGGTATTTAAAGCCAAAATGTTCCGCAATATGAGCCTGCAATGCCGCTACAATTTGCTGCCCCATCGGATTTTGAGCAATCATTTGCTGTGTCATGGGGTCTTGCAAGAAGCTATTGTGAGACATTAAATGCGCATCTTGATCTTGGTACGCAAAGGCTTTGAGAGGTTTGCCAATCAACGCATCCATGTTCTCCGAAATCGGATCACGCGGTTTCTGGTCTTCCTGTAGCGGGATAAGTTTTTGCGCATTCCTGATGCCAAGGACGTCGAGCATCTGGCGGTGTAACTGCGGCAGGTTATAAATCTGCGGCGCCCCTTGTGCCAACTGGAGAACTGCTTGGTACTGTACGATCTTCTGCGCCATCGTAGCTGCATTAGGATCACTGACTGGAATAACGTCCACCATGTCATAGTCCGCTTTCTTGGCTCTGGGTGTACCCTCTTCTGGAACATAGCTGTACTCGTCAGGTGTGTAGTCACGGATTATTTCCTTTAATAACCGCAACTCTTGTTTCATCGAATAGTGGATTCTTGACTGAACTGCACTCATCACCTTCAGGGTTCTCTCCAAAATTGCTAGAGTCGTCCCCACAGGAGCCTGTGCGCTCATATCACTAACCTTCATATCCCCTGCCGATGCAAAGCGTCTGCCTTCTTCAACAATGGTTCCAAGTAAGCTATATAAAACCTGGCTTGGTTCCTTGTATGGCAAGGTCATTAAGTTGTCTTTGATTGCCCCGCTTGGTACATCAACGTCACGGAACTCTCCTGGGCTTATTGGGGTGTCGTCGCCTTTAACACGCAGTCCACGGGTCTTAAAGCCACCTGGCAGATTCGATAGGGTTCCTGCATCAACGAGTTGTCTGATAAGAGAAGTACCCGACTTAGCAAAAGCGCCGACCAAATGAATAAGCCCGAAGCAATAAAAACCAAAGCCAGGCACATAGCCATAATGTACAAAGTGCTGCCTTTTTTGTTTAGTTTCATCTTCGGGTCTCCAGTTTCTGCGGATAGACAAAACCTTCTGTGTACCTTTTTCAATCGTCACAACGTAAGGTAATGCAATACCTGTCTCTTTTCCGTCTTCTTTATCTTCGTATCCTGGAAGGTCAAGGTCTACGTGCATTTCTAAAAGTTTGTAACGGTCGTCCGATGTGGCTCTAAAGCCCATCTTCTCCGCAATTTTCTTTTCTACTTCATCTAAAGCCCCACTGGGTGTCTCAAGGTCTACATCACGGTAGAACCCTGCGAACTGAAGTCGTTTGACTTCGTTCTCCGTTTTACGCATCACATGGGTCACGCGTGGGGAACTCTGTAGGTTAGAAGCACCGTATGGAACCACGATGTCTTCTGCTGGAATAAACATGGATACCTGACGCTCCATGTGTGGGTCGTAATACACTTTCTTAAACGCATTACCCGCTAAACCCAAGCCCCATATCATTCTTTCATGCTCAGGTCGGTATTCTTGCATCACATCTGTTAGCTGATAATTCATGTCGTCTTGAACACGTTGAGCCGCGTCTTTGATCTCAGGAGTTTCTTTACCAACAATTACAGTCTTAACTGGACCAGCGGCTGGGAATGTCTCCATAATGGTCTCAGACTGAAACTTTACAAGTGCCTCAGAAAGCAGTGGGTGGTATACACCACAAGCACCTTCCCAAGGTTCTGTTCGTTCTTCAATCTTCATACCCAACAATTCAAGACCGTCTACATAGGTCTGAATCCAATCTTTACGAGCCGAAATGTCATCGTCAAAGTCACCCAGTAAATCGCCCGCAATCTCAGTAAGGTCTCCCTCGCTCATGTATTCTGCAAGGTTTGCGTCAAAATCTTCTGCTGAAGGTTCGGCAGGTTCAATCTCAATCTCCATCCCGCCAATGCCGATGGTTACAGATTCTGGGTCTACAATCTCAATCTCAAGAGGCTCTTCTTCAACAATAGAGTCTAGTCCGACAGGGGCTTGGTATAAACTTTTTTCAATTGACATAATTTATCCTTAGTAATACGCAGCTTTACGTCTGCCGTATTTATATAAAAAATCATCTTCTGGTTCGTCACTGGGCAGACGAATAAATCCACCTTGCCTAAAGCGTAATAAGGCTAATGTTGTTGAGTCTACAAAATCGTCGTTAGCTCCGCTAGGAAAATCGTTGCACTCCTCAATTACTTCCTTCGCCCACCTATGCTCTGGCGCCCAGACAATCCCTGCCGAAAACAAATCTGATACAGCATTAACGCGAGAGATTTTGTCTTGACCTTTGCCAGGTGTGAATTCCCCGACTGGTACGCCCATGCGCCGTAATTCCTGGTAGAGAGCCGCCCCATTGGACTTCTTTTCAACCATAAACGCATCTGGTTCCCACTCCTTATACTCTTCAAGTACAAGCTTTTTGAGGTCTGGGAACTCCAACCGTTTTTTAATGGAATTGAGAAGGATGATGTTGTAATTGTTCGTTTCTTCGTTGAAGAACACCCCCCACGTTGTGAGCGCATTGTAATCCGCACGATTGTTCGCCTCCTGAGCTGCGTCTAAAGACATAATGACAAATTCACACATGGGCGGGTCATCTTTTTCCCAGATCTGCCACCACTCCCGCTTAATTAAAGCGCCTTCTTCTGAGGTAGGTTGTTGTAAATACTGGGCATTCCAGTACCGCACATCCAAAGAAGTTTTCTTAGCTAATAATTCCTCAAGAGACCAGAATTCGGGCCAAAGCGGTCTACCTGAAGGTAGAATTGCTGGAAAATCTACAATCTCCCAATCTTCTGCATCATCATTCTTGACCATATGATTGACAATCTGCCCCGTCAAATCAAGCTTTGACCAGCGTGTCATCACAACAATAATAGCCCCGCCAGGCATAAGACGCTGAATAGGACCAGATTGAAACCACTCCCAAGCTGGTAGAAAAACGTCAGCTCTACCCTGTTTAGCGTCTTGCTCAGAGTGAGGGTCATCAATGATAAATAGATCTGCACCACGACCAGCCAAAGCACCGCCAACACCAATAGCAAAATATTCTCCATTGTAGTTAGTCCCCCATCTAGACGCCGATTTACTGTCGGCTTGTAGTTCTACCGCTGGAAATATGTCTTTATAACTCTCTGAACCAACAAGATTTCGTACTCTACGACCGAAATTGACAGCAAGATCAGCCGTATGCGAAGCCATAATAACTTTCTTATGAGGGAACTTACCCAAAAACCATGCGGGTGCAAGATAGGAGATAAGTTCGGATTTCCCATGACGCGGAGCAATGTTGACGACAACCCGCTTCTTCTTTCCTGCAGCGATATCTTCAAAGATTCGAGCCAATTTCGCATGGTGTTCACCTACTTTATAGCCTGGATATACATGGTCAATAAAATCAAGGAAGTTTTCCTTGCCATCTTCTTGTACTGTTTCGGTTTTATAGGTCTTAATTAGTTTTAAAGTACGCCTTTTCTTGTCTGGCGGCATACCAGGCACAGCTTTTTCAAGTATTGCGATGTCTTCTTTAGTTAATTTACGCTGAAGTGTCATTTTTTAGACTTGATTTCTCTAGCTTCTACGTCAATTGCCTTGTGTTTTAAGCTAGAAAGCGTCTCAAATAGCTCTTTTTCGACCTCTTCGATGCTCTGCACCTTCATTGTGACCTCAGAACGCTTCTTAAATGCGTCAATTCCGTCAACTTCACCCAAATCCCGTAAGGCTCGTAGCCGATCTTTGGCATTTGAGGCATGTTCTACCTCATAAAGAAGCTTATTGATCACATACATCTTCATTTCAGCTAGGTCATCGACTAACTGCACGTTCATTTGGGACACCATACCCGCCAAATAAGCCAATGTCTCATTAGGATAGTTCTTAAACTCAGGTCTAAGCTTGGGGTCATTCATCATCTGGGTAGCAATTTCTGTTGCTTGCGCCACATGTTCAGCAGTAGGGGAAAGTGGGGTGTTGTTTAACTCGGCAAGGAGCGAAATTGTCCTAGCTCGTGCATCTAGCTCTTCTTTTGGAGACAGCTCTGGGAAGGCTTCGGTAGCGTTGGCTGGAAGCGGTACGTCCTCTTCTATGTGAGGAATGATTATATTTTCCATCTATTCTCGGTCATCGTAAAACCCTAGATGTTCGAAGTGTACAACAAAATAATATTAGAGGAAACAAGTACCTTGAAAAAAGATGACGGGGGGTGTTTCTATAAATGAGATATATGTAAAGTCTTTTAGTGTTAATTAAGGGGGGTACTAGATAAATATATGTGGGGGGAGGGTATCTTAGGTGATGCTAAGGCTAGGTACGTCCTGGTGCCAATTTTAAAAATGTGGGTAAAGGGTTGTTTAGATGAAGTGGGGGGTGATTGGGAAAAACGTGGAGTTATTTGTGTAGGTTATGGGGTATGGGGGGCGTAGGTACCATCTGAGCAATTTAGGGGGGTGGGGGTGGGTGGGATAGCGCCCCGTTACTTGACATATCCCATGGGTAGAGATACAATTTAGTCATGGGTTGAGATTGGCTCAACTTATTAACAGGGAGTATTGATATGAGTTATGCAGACTTAGCATGGGAAGCAGAAGTAACTAGCAGAGAGTTGGTAGCAGATGGCGCAGACTGGGCAGAGCAGTGTGGCACAGAAGTAAAGAATGGCGTACTCACTCTATTGTATAGGTGGTGTGAGAATGGCTTATACATAAAAGAATTACCTGATGGCAAAGTATTTTTGCGATTGCTTGCAACAGGTGAAGCAGGTGTGTTTGATGGTGAAGCATGTAGGAACGCTCGTGACAGAGTGAAGTTCTTTAATGACAACTTTTAACAGGGAGGTAATTATGAAGTTAGTCTATGAGGTAAACAATCAACCAGTATTGATTGGTGATGTAGTTCATGTTAATAATCACCCCTACTATATTGAAAACATAGTAGAGCCACACAAGCCAAGTAGTACGGGGCGTGTGTGGTGTAGGTCGATGGATGAAAGGAAATACTTTAACGAGTGGTTTCCTAATGTAGTTGGTGCAGTGTGGATTGAACGCACTGACCAAGGCAAATACACAGAACATGTAGATGCCGATGGTAAACATTACATTTTGTACGAGTAATAGGTAGTAGCGTAGGGGATGCGCTTCATCCCCATCTTAAACAGGGAGATTTAAATGAAAGTAATAGTTATATTTGAGTTTGAAGGTGTAGAACCTAACAGCGGTAAAGCAGACAAAATCATAGAGAATATGACAGAGGAGTGCGAAACCATGGGCATTGCGTTTGATGCTACTAACTGTTGGATCGACGATTGTGTAGCAGACAGTTGGGCAGACAAAGCAGAGGCTCATCAACATAATAGTTAAACTCAGCCCTCTCGCTTAACGGCGGGAGGGTTTGATACCAGTTATTTGTTGTCGCGCGCGTAGTGAGCGCACCACCCGACCACGCCCAATACTTGACATATCCTGTCATTTAATGCATAATTTAGTCATGGCAGTAATTCCTGCCGTTAACAGGGAGAATCAAATGAGTAATAAATCCTATGCAGTACAGCAGTTTGACCGTGCAACTAAACGAGCAGTGGAGTTTCGTAATTCCCTTGCTAAAAACCTAGCTAAGTCTAGGGTTCATCGCAAAAAAATGGTCACACTTGCTAAACAACTCTGCAAAGAGCCAACCGAATCGATGTCGCTGTACTTTGATGTCGATGGACATGAGCCATATATTCGGGTCACTTTGGAAGAGCTTGATTCGTTTAAAGACGATAGGCTTGTGAGCAGATTGTGGTATTTATCTAACCTCGATGGGGCTAGAGAGCCAACGTCTAATGATTGGGCGCAGTCATTAAATCGTGACTATCGGTTTGACTTCGATGGTTTCAGTATAACGATTAGCGCTTATGTCAAAAGCGACAGTCCTACTTGTCGCAAAGTAGTAATTGGCAGTAAGACCGAGGTCGTAAACGAATACAAAATCGTTTGTGATTAAGTATTCCCTGTAGTACCTTCAGCCCTCTCGCTTCGGCGGGAGGGTTTGATACCAGTTATTTGTCCTCGAGCGCATCTGCGTGAGCGTGCGCTTCCGTATATAGCGGTTCAACGCCTGTTGAACTTTACAAATAGCGTGGGATAAGAGATAATTTAGTCATGCCTTGAGTGATGCCAATTAATTTCAATTTGCCATTCATTGCATAAATGGGAGGTTTGTCACTTATGACAAAAACCAAGCTTGTAAATGCCCTTGAGCAAGGCGCTGTTATTAACTCTAATCAACCTACTAGCTTGCCTGATTTAGGTTATAGGCATGGTGGTGCGTTGCATACTGTCAAGCAATTAGCGACATGGGCGCTTGATGGAGGGGTTAAGGGTTTTCCTGATAATGTTAGCGACGAAGATACTTTGGCGATTCGTCAAGGTTACAAGCGCAAACACTCAGAGCTAAATAAACCCACTCAGTATTGCATTATTGAGGGTAAGTATCTCAAGGTTAGCGACATGCAATTACAAGGTATTGAGTTACCTAAAAATGCCGAGATAGTTAATATTGGCGTTGATTATGCTTTCAGCTTTACTCAGCAACAAGCAGGTAAATTGAAAGAGACTCACAATCCTGTATTGCATGCGATTGTTGCGGATATTAGAACCCGTTGCAACAAGTATGAGACTACCACTTTCGCAAAGCTTCAAGCGGAGGGTAACAAAATACTGAAAGAGCGCAAGGGTGAAGTTACTCAGCGCAAAGGTAACTTGGCTTTCATGGAATGGCTCTATAACGATAAGGGCGTTTTCGATACCATGAAAACTCGTTGCAAAAATGCGAAAGCTAAAGGCGATGAATTCGCTGATGTCGCTAAGTTAGATAAGGCAATATCAGCTTTCAACGCTGTATTCAAGAAGTAATCTAGATTGTTTTTGAGGGGGGAGGGCTTCGGCTCTCTCCCCTTTTTTTGTCCTAAAAATGAAACCAGTTATCTGTCCTCGCGCGCGTGAACAAGGGTTTGCATCAGTTTTAGAATTCTTTGCTGACGCAACGCACAGCGCCATGTTGGCCCGTTTCCTTATTTAAGAGTTCAACAGGTGTTGAAGTGGCTCATCATGTAGACAATGTATTGCCGAGCAAGTTCTGGAACAAGTCATGGCTGGAACAAAGTCTGGAACAAGAAAAGCCATGTAGAATCAAGGAGTTACAGTGTTTTGTTCCAGTGTTCCAGTGTTCTGACCAAGAAATGTGGTTTGGGAAAGTGAAAATAAAATTGGTCAGGTCGTTCGAAGCATTTTGCGAGTGCAAAACAAAAAATCACTTTTCCCCCTATCCCCTCAGAACAGTCAGAACATTGGAACAACTCTCTTTTCGCCCCCTATTATTATTATTATATATTATATATTATATATATAAAACAAGGACTTACAGAATCCCCATCACCACGCAAAAACCTTGTTCCAGTTCCATTAGTAAAGTTACGAGGCTCAGAACATCAGAACACGAGGAATATCAATAACTTACACCGCAAAAAACAAGGTAAAAGCCTAATATCAGCAAGAAGACCCTCCTAAAAAAGTCAGATAGAAGCCTATTATATGTAAAGTATGTGGTATAATGATTACTGGAGAGGCGCACAAATTAGTGGCTAATCTACGAGGTCGGAACAATTCCTTAAATAAGAGTTCAACGACTATTGAAATTAATCTTAACAGGAGGTGTTATGGATACTAAAAAAATCCAAGAAGAAGTAGAAGTTCAGATATTTAACCCAGTCCTTAACGAGGGTCTGTATTTGGCGCAAGACTTATGTGACCCAAACACACAGGAGATTCTATTCAAGCGTGGGCGGTTACTGACAGTCAATGTGTTGCTTGCCCTACTCGTGGTCGGCTACGAATTCATTCCAACAATGACAGAGGAGGCTTAATCATGGGCAGAGTTAAACAACTCTTCAACGAGTATTGGGAAGAAAAACTAACCAAAATGGAAATCCATCAACGGCAGTTAGAACTAGACTTGGCGCAGGACAACCTGAGGGCTGAGGAATGGGCGCAACACGAAAAAGACTTCAATGCGTGGCTTGACGCATACGAGAAGTCGTTTGGCAAACAGGGAGGTGAGTCATGACTATTAAGCTAGATGCGTGGCTTGACCACGAGTGGGCGAAAGCCTGTGAAGCAGACGATGCAGAGGAAGGCATGATTCAGTATTGGGGTGAGAAGTGTCCCGACTATGACCGTCAATGCCCGACTTGCCAAGCATGGAAAGAGTTTGAGGCATCGGGCGAAATCGTTAAAGCTAATAAGGAGTTCAACCATGATTGATGAGACTTTTAGCCCACAGTGCAAGCTATGTGGTGATACCTATGACGAGGCTCGGTTTCGTATTGGCTATGCAGTCTGTATGCCATGCGGTGATGACCTAGCGAGTAAGGTCGTGCGAACCGTTGCGCCAATGCACAAGTCAAACTATATGTTGATTACTGACAGGGCTGACCTGAAAGGATTAAATAACAAGGGAGGGTTAGTTAAATGATGACCAAGGAAGAACTAAAAGCATTGGACACCTTGCTTTTATATATAACGAATGACGGGTGGAAATATAAGGATAGCGAAAAGCTAACTAATATTCTCTTTGACTATGTATGGGGTTTGTATTCAACAGGGAGTGAACCAAAAGATGATGAGGATGAAGCCCAAATAATTGATGACGCATCATGGAGGGCATAAAAAATGAAATGGATTGACCCACGAATAGACCACAAGTATTGTAGGAAGAACCGAGGGGGGTATAAGCCAATGCGCAAAACTATCCCTTGGTTTACTAGGAGAACAGCTCATGGAAGATAAAGCATGGGCTGTAGTTTTATTTGTTTTACTGATGGTTTTCATGATTAACATAATTGGAGGTTTGGTATGAGCAAGAAAGACCTAGACATAACCGAGTTTTATAAGACTTCTTTGGCAAAAGAACTACAGATTCTCAAAGAGGCGGTGGATGCCCACAAGCGTGGCGATAAGCAGGGCATGGCTGATAAGTTCAACGAACTATGTGAAGTGCAGGAACAAGTAATGTGGGAGGAGGCTAGGTATGAAACGGAGGAAGTTATCCACAATGCCAGACGCAATGCGGAAAGAACGATTCAAAGTAGAAATCAGCAGGGCATTTCGAGAAAAGACAGTCCCAACAAAACAGATGAGCAAGAGGGGTAACATGGGCTATCGTTCAACAGTTGCTTACACCATAAGGTTTACTGCGTTACCTAGCCCACAAGAAGCAGAAGGGGGCGAGTTCCCTAGCGACCAAGAAATACAGTCGGCTAAGAAGTCATTCTATACATTCTTAGCTGAAGCAAAGGTTAAGTTCCCATCAGCAATATCCGACGAGGCTATGACTATAGATGAGAAGAACCGTGCGCTGAACTTCTTCGCTAGTGATGTGAAGTGGTACGAGGACTTCGAGGATGTGAAGTGCCATATGGCTTTGTTGCAGTTAGCCCAAGATTGGGCTGAGAACACAGACGAGAAAAATGGTGAGGTTGCAGGTAACAAGCATATAGGAGGTATCTTTGTGCGTGTGGGCGAGAACTCCGATGACATCACTGAAGAGTTTTTTGGTGAATACGACTGGGATTGGTTACGAGTCCATCGTGAAGTTCATTTCGACTGGGATGTATAAAAAAGATGTATAAAGTATTATCATATGTAAAGTATGTGGTATAATATGTTTGTTGGGAGTGAAGATGTTTAAGTCGTATCAGTAAGCAGTTAAGCCGAACCGTTATATAACAGTTCAACAGTTATTGAAGTTAATCTTTAGTGAGGTGAAATATGAGTGTTATTCAGTTAGACAGTCCGAACCATGTCATCAGTCTTGCGACATCGGCAGTCTTGGTCAATGCAGAAGTAAGCGTTTGGTCAGCGACTAAGCAAGATAGAGTTATCTCTAACGAGGTAACAACGGCTAAGAAAGCAGACCATTCAGCAGGGCGGTATGTAAAGAATCTCTTAGCTGACGACCCCACCCATAAGCAACTGCTCAATTATAGACAGACCGTTTATAACTGGCTTCGTAGGTCAACTTACGATTGGAATGGGTCATTGCGGTTGTTGCCTGTCGTGAATTTGCCAAAGTTCAAAACAGAGTTTCAACACCATGAGAAGGCTTACTTTGCGTTGCGTGATGCGTTCTTGGCTAAATATCCCCAAATTGTTTCTAACATGGCATTCAAGCAAGGGGATATGTTTGACCGTTCGGAGTATCCATCGGTTGACCAAATCAAGGACAAGTTCCGTATCAGGTTGTATGTGGCAGAAGTTCCACAGTCGGACTTTCGCTGTTCCATAGCGCAGGACTTGGCTGAAGACTTAAAAATTACATACCAAAAACAGGTCAATGATGAGATTGTTCCACAGGTCATGTCTGATATTGCTAATCAGTTCATGGAGGTCATGGAGTCAATTAGTCATTGTTGCGGTGTTGACGAAATTAGCAGTTCAACAGATGGAGAAGTCAAGACCAAAAAGCGTAAGATATACGAGACCACAGTCGATAAGGCTAAGGACTTGTGCGAGACCTTTAGGTCGTTCAATCTCACGAATGATGAAGAGTTAGCTAAAGCGTCTGTATCGTTGGAGAAAGTCTTAGGCGGTGTATCAGCAGAGGACATTCGAGAAAGCGATGCGGTGCGTGAAAGCGTGAAGAAGGGTGTCGATGACATTCTAATGAAGTTCGGTGCATTTCAATCAATCTAAACCTAAACAGGGAGAATCAAATGAAACTTAATCTAGTAGAAACTATGTCCATCAGCGAATTGCGTAAAGCGATTCCTATCATTGGTAAGAGTCTTACCCCAGTCATCATTAGCGAGCCAGGGGTAGGTAAGACTAGCCTCTTGAATATGCTAGAAGAAGATTTGGGGACAACCGAGTATGACTACATATATGTGGACTGTCCTGTCAAAGATATGTCTGACATTGGTATGGTTATTCCTAACCATGAGACCAAGACCTTGGAATACTATGTCGCAGGTCTGTTCAAGCTAGGCAACGGCAAGAAGAAAGTCATCTGCCTTGACGAGTTGATGAAAGCGCCAAAGCTATTACAGATTATCTTTACTCGCATGATGCTAGAAAGAATGGTTGGTGATGTGCCGTTACCCAAGGGGTCAATCATCTTTGCAACATCTAATAATGCAACAGATGGTGTCGGTGACTCTATGCTTGCCCACGCAGGGAATCGTGTGTGTAAGATTGAGATGGCTAAACCTAGCCCGAAAGAGTGGTTGTTGTGGGCATCGGAGAATGGAATCCATCGTTCGATTCGTTCTTGCGTAGCCATGCACCCTAATTGGTTGGCATCTTATCGGAGTGGAGACCAAGACGAGAATACTGTAATCTTTAATCCAAAGAGAGCAGGGAATCAGTTCGTATCGCCTCGGTCGTTAGCTAAGAGTTCAGTCATCGTTGAAAACAAAAACATCCTCGGTGAGAATGCCACGATGGTTGCTCTTGCAGGGACAATCGGTGTATCCGCCGCCAAACAGATGTCAGCGTTTTTATCGCTAGAGGAACAATTACCTGACTTCAAGGACATCTTGAAGAAGCCAGACGACATAGAAGTTCCAAAAGATATGTCAGCCCTTCTTATGATTATGTTTCAGGCGATAGACTTGTTAGAGACACAGGATGAGCTATCCAAGTTCATGAAGTTCGTGAAGAGAGTCGCTAGCGATGAGTGTCAGGCAATATTCTTTACGATGATTATGAGGGCTAAACGCACAGCTAAGATTGCTCGTAACAACGAGGAAATCAAGACATGGGCAGTAGCTAACCATGAGTTGTTTGGTGATTAATTAGTAGTTCAACACAGGGAGAAATGGTATGAGAACCGCAGAAGAAACACGCTTGAAGAAAGCGCATATTACTTTGATGCAACATCCAATGACTGCATTGTATTCGCAGATTATTGCATCAGGTAGAAATGAAGTCATTGATGCCAAGACTTACGGCAGAATGTTTACCGCCTACACCGATGGCATGAACAAGGTGTATTGCAAGGAACATATCGCCGAGTATAAGTTGGAGTCGGAGTTGCGAGGTGTGGTGTTGCATGAGAACCTTCATGTGGCATTGAAACAGATACCAAGACACCGAGACCTAAGCCATGACCATAAGATGCTTAATTATGCGATGGACTTCGTTGTCAATGATGTCATCAAGAATACTGTTGGCACAGTAGGACACAACAAAGAACCATTGGTTACGCTTAACCCTAATTGGTTGTATCACCCAATGTTTCATAATTGGTCAGTCCGTAAGGTCTACGAGTATTTGAAGAAACGCAAGGAGGAACTTGACAAGGCAGACCAAGACGGTAATCAGCCTCAGCCATGCCCTCAGCAAAACAACAGTTCAACGAACGATGAAAGCCAAAACGAGACTGACATTGACGAGGCGCTACGCAATATGGACAAGGGTATGGATGACCATGTGTTCAAGGAGATTGAAGACATGACTGCCGAGGAGTTGAAGAAGTTGGAGGATGCGGTTGATAAAGCATTACGGCAGGGCGGTATGCTAGCAGGGCGGATGGGCGCATCTATCCCTCGTGTCATTGGAGATTTGCTTGAACCAAAGGTGGATTGGCGAGAGGTCTTTCGTGAGTTTGTTCAGTCAGCGATGCGTGGCAAGGATGAATACACATGGCGCAAGATGAACAAGTCTTATCTCGCTAATGATATGTATCTGCCATCTATGCACTCTGAGACAATGGGTGAGTTGGTAGTTGCTATCGACACATCAGGCTCTATTGACAATGAGCAAATCTCTGAGTTTGCCTCAGAACTGGCATCCATCTGTGAAACTTGTAGCCCCGACAAGGTGCGAGTCTTGTGGTGGGATACCAAAGTGCATGGTGAGCAAATCTTTGAAGGTAACTATGGGGACATTGCCAAGATGCTCAAACCCCAAGGCGGTGGTGGCACTCATGTTGGTTGTGTCAGCGAATACATAATTAAGAGTTCAATCAATGCTGAAGCCTTGGTTATCTTTACCGATGGCTATGTGGAGAATAATCCTAAGTGGGAAGTAACGACTCCTACCATGTGGTTTGTTACACAGAACTCTAGCTTTGTTCCGCCCGCAGGTGGTCGTTGTGTTACGGTTGAGCAGTAATTATCTTAATTAACAGGGAGAAAACTATGCCATATTTGACATACGAAGGGTTACAACTTGTAACTTATACGCAAGACCCATTTAGGGGAACGATGAACTTTCCTATGTATAGCGACAGGAGACAACCATATAGTCTCTTTCAGGTAGTCGAGACTGAGAACGATATTGAATATCATGTTTGCTATGGCAAGGATTGGGATACCAAAGAAATCACTGAGCAAAAATATAATTTGCTCAAAGGTGTACGAAGTAAACGAGTCTGTAAAAAAGACAGAGACTATGAACCCTATCCGTTCTATGAAAGAATTACTAAACCAAGAGTCCTAGCCATTGTGCGGTCTGACAATACGATTGAGTTCACTCTAGATGGTTATTGGCAAGGCGACAGGAAGAAAATGTCTGAGTGGATAAAAAATAGCTATATGTTTGATGGCTATCGGTTTAGTGGCAACGGTTTAACGGCGCATGCGAATGGGCAAGATGTCTCTATGCCAATATTCAAAGGTCTGCGCTTGGATGCAGAAACTCTTAAACCACACGAGTCTCAGAACATTCAAGTATTCCGCAAGGTCGTTGACCGTAAGAGGGCAAAGGTATTGATGGAGGGATACAAAGCCAAACTAGATGTTGCCCATGCCATGCTGAAGTGTTTGGATACAGACACAATGATGGTATCAGCCAAAGATTTATTAGAAGAGCATGCTAGTAAACCAAATGACAATAGTTGGAAATACTTTGGGTCTGATGAAGCTATGCGAATTGGCGATAATTTACTCGAAAGCGGTTCAGAGTTTGAGGCATCATTGGTGTATGCAATGGCATTGAGTATAAACGGCTTTAGTGTATATGCGATTGAGAATTATGCATCAAACGGCAGGTATTCAAAAGTATGCGAACCTAAGAATCTCGTACCTCGAATCAAAACTAGCTTGGCTAAGAAGGCGTATGAGACACACAAGCCATTCTATGAGGTAGAAGTTCCTTTCATGAACACCAAGGGTAGTGAGTGGGGCTTACGAGTTGTATTAAACGGTGTGGATGTAGTTCGTTAATCAGTAGTTCAACACAGGGAGAAGTAGTATGTTAAGTAATATCTTATTCCATGCAGTAGCAGATGATTCAGTGAAAGAGGAGGTAGCGCAAAGCAAAGTGTTACCTCTCATTCGTGAACTTAATCACATCTATGGCTTAAAAGTATATGCAAAGTCAGGCGACTTTCGTTTCGGTAGCGGTGGCGGTAATACAGATAACTTTATGCTATGCGATGAAGTACAAGGCTTTCCTGTCGGTCGTGTGTTTGTGTATGAAGATAACTTTTGCTATCACACACCGTATCGGTCAAAGCAACGAGGGGTTGATGACTTTGATAGACACACTTATCGTAGTAAAAAATTATCGTCATTGATAACATCATTAAAGAAAGCAAGTATACCCACTAAGGGAGAAGAAATGATTCAACAATTTGATGACAAAATTAATCAGGCGATGCGCCCAATATGGACTTCGTTTGATGTTGACAGAAAACAAAATCTTGATGGAGACCATGCGCATGAAATACTTTTAGCGTTGCAAAACGGTAAGACTATCAGCGACTTATCACAGAGTAGTAGGGATTTATACCTAAAGACTATTGACGACTACACTAGAGTTGACATACAGTTAGAAACTAGGAAACAGGGAATCCATGAAATGACAGATAACTGCTATATCGTAGGTGCAGACAGAAAAGGTCACTATTTAATTGCTGACGGAGGTTGTGAGGTATGCAATTCTAGTGGAGTTGAATTTTATAAGTTCAGCTACAAGAGTCCATTCAAGCGTGTTAGTTCTTTGAAGGAGTATCCTGATGTGTTGTCTTGCTTGACTATGACTAAGGTGCATCTTGATAGTAAGTATAGACCTTGGGCAGATAAGTCTTTAGCACCGTTTGGAGATGCCTACATTCCTGAATTAGGTATTAGCTACGGTTATCACAGCAACAACACCGATTTCGATATGGAGTGGCTATGCATATCCAAATAAGCGACTTAGTTCCGTTAGTGCATCCATATAACTGGTCTCTTTATCGTGTGCCATTAAGGAAAGTCAATGACGATTACTATGTTTATTTGGGAAATAGTATCGTTAGAATTTTTACTTCTGATACTTTGCCTGATTGTATTAAGGGTAAGATGGCAATGATACTTGCGTCATCTAGCGTTAACTTATATAGAGACCACGATAGGTCTTTCGGAGTATGCGAACTAATGAATAATTACTCTTCAGATGTGTTAGATACTGGTTGGCGAGGTAGCGATACATTCTTTGTGGTTGTAATAGAACGGCAAGATTTGGATTCAATGGTTGGTGAAGTATTAAATAAGGAGTAGCTATGGCAGTAACACCTGAGTCAAAAGTTAAAACAAAGATAAAGAGAACCTTAGATTCTATGGGTGCATACTTTATTCAGCCAGTAGGGACAGGCTTTGGCTCTAGCGGTGCGCCTGACATTGTTGCTTGCTATAAAGGATTCTTTATTGGTATTGAAGCAAAAGCAGGGAAAGGCAAGACGACTGCTTTGCAAGAACTTAATCTTGCTAAGATAAAGATGATGGGTGGTCTTGCGTTAGTTATTAATGAGATGAATGTCTCAGAGTTAAGACAGTTAATTGAAACTTGGTTAAAGGAGAAATAGTATGCATAGTAAAACACTTAGACGATTGATTGCAGTTCAAGAAAAACCTAAAGAAGTAAAGCCATCAATGGCGATTGATAGGGATTCTAAATTTGTTTGGACAATGGGCGCTGATGTGATGAAGACTTTTAAGCGCTTTGGCTTTGTACCACCAACAGAATATCGTGATGATTTCTTATTTAGGATAAACAGGGAGGCGAGTAAAAATGAGTGATATAAGCAAAATTGCGATTACGCTTGTCATATCTGTTCTATTCGGTATGGTTTGCACAATATTGGGTTATTGGTTAGCGAGTATCTTATGACACAAGAAGATGAAGGGATGCTCAGGGACATCTTTGCAGGGTTAGCTATGAACGGATGGATTATTAGCGGAGACTACCCTATAGACCAAATACCGTATATGTCATACGCTATGGCAGACGCAATGGTGGAGGCTCGTAAACCTCAAGAGATAGGAATTAAAACTGTGCGCAAAGGTAAAAAATATGACAAAACGGCTTGAACCCATACCTTTTGCAGGGATGGTCGAGGTAGATGATGAAGACTTTGATAAAACGCTTTTTAGTAAAACACAAAAGGAGGTGGCAGATGAACTTGGAGTAAATAGAAGTACAGTAGGTCATATAGAAAAGAGAGCAATGAAAAAATTTAAGGAAAAATTCATTGCAAAATTTAACAAAGACGATTATATTTAATTTAACAGGGAGTAGTAAATGAAAACTAAATCATTAAAAACCAAAAAAGTTATAGCTTACTTACAAGCTAATCCTTCAGCTAAACCAGCAGAAGTGGCTAAGAAGTTCAAAATATCACCATCGTATGTGTATATCCTCAGGGGTGAAGCTAATTTAGCTAAAAAGAATGCGATAGCAGATAAGCAATATGAACTACATTTTTCCACGAGTAATAAACCTTTAACTAAGAGTTCAATCAAGGAAGAAGTCATGTCTTTATCGGTGGCAGATCGTATAAGACTACTAAAGGATACAGATCGTCTAAGACTAATGAACTCGCCAAGCTCAGACAACGTCAACCACCCAGCGCATTACAAGGTGGGTGGCATTGAGACTATTGATTTTGTCGAAGCAAAATCTCTTGGTTATAACCTTGGTAATGTAATCAAGTATGTTTCTCGTGCCGACCATAAGGGTAGTCGTGACGAGGATTTGAAGAAAGCCCTTTGGTATCTTAACCGTGAAGTCAGTAAACTAAGTAAGTAGTCCTTTTGGGGAGTTCGCTTAACGGTGCGCTCCCCTTTTTTGTAGCTATTTCATATCTTATTTAATGCCACTAATCACACTAGACTTTGAGACTTATTACGATAAGGACTTCTCCTTGCGTAAACTCACGACCGAAGAATACATTAGGGACAAGCGCTTTGACACGATTGGTGTTGGAGTGAAGATTGACGATGCAGAGACAACATGGGTTAGCGGTACTTGTCAGGAATTAAAACCTTACCTGATGTCGTTCGATTGGGCTAACTCTGCGGTGCTTTGCCACAACATGCAGTTCGATGGCGCAATCCTTGCGTGGAAGTTCGGCATCATCCCCCACATTTATTTTGACACCCTATGCATGGCTCGTGCGCTTCATGGGGTAGACTCTTCAGCATCATTGATGGCGCTTGTAGAACGCTACAAACTTGGCGCAAAAGGTACAGAAGTCGAACAGGCACAAGGCAAGTATATAACTGGTTTCACTTCTGAGGAACTCAATAAATATGGGCAGTATTGCATCAACGATGTCGAGTTAACAAAAAAGTTATTTGATGTTATGTCTAAGGATTTTCCCTTGGGCGAACTAAAGCTAATCGACATGACGCTACGCATGTATACCAAACCTGTGCTTGAGGTAGACGATGCTTTACTGATGGAAAGGTTAGACGAAGTCCGCAGCGAAAAGAGCGCATTACTACAATCCTTGATGGAAAAGCTAAAGTGCGAGACCGAAGAAGAGGTTCGCAAGAAGCTAGCAAGTAACAAGAAATTTGCAGGGCTACTAACGGAATTTGGAGTTCAACCACCATTGAAGACTAGTAAGACGACAGGCAAAGAAACCTTTGCGCTTGCTAAGAATGACGAGGGTTTTATTGCATTGACAGAGAACGAAGACCCATTCATACAACAACTGTGTGCGGTGCGTCTTGGTACTAAATCTACATTGGAGGAGTCACGAATTGAGCGTTTCATTGACATTGGCAAGCGTAATAAAGGTCGTCTTCCTATTCCTCTTAAGTATTATGGCGCTCATACTGGTCGTTGGGCTGGTTCTGACAAAGTTAACTTTCAAAATCTCCCCTCCCGTGATGTCAAAAAGAAGACGCTCAAGAATGCAGTCGTAGCGCCTGATGGCTTTGTAGTTATTAACTCCGACTCCTCACAGATTGAAGCTAGGGTGCTGGCTTGGCTTGCAGGGCAGGAGGACTTGGTCAAAGCCTTTGCGGAAAAGCAAGATGTATATAGCCTGTTTGCCTCCGAGGTGTACGGTAAGAAAGTAACTAAAGAGAATTCCGTTGAGAGGTTCGTGGGCAAGACTTGTATCCTCGGTCTAGGGTATGGGACTGGCGCAAGCAAATTACAGCACACGCTAAAGACTACCCCTCCTGGTGTAGAATTAGACGAAGATGAGTGTAAGCGAATAGTTGATTTATACAGACAGACTAATGATGGCATCGTAGGTCTGTGGCGAGAGTCAGAGGATGCGCTAGAAAGTATTTTCGCTGGCGTCAAAAAGCCTTATCATTTAGGACAACACCGTTGCCTAACTGTCAATTCGGAGGGGATTCTTTTGCCCAGCGGTTGTTATATCCGATACCCCAACCTCACAGTCGAGATCCAGAACGGCAAGCCTCAATACTCTTATAAGTCTCGTAGAGGAGAGATCACTCTATGGGGTGGCGCGGTAGTTGAGAACGTAGTTCAAGCCTTGGCGAGATGCATTGTGGGCGAACAGATGCTCAAGATTCAGGAAAGATATTCTGTAGTGTTGACTGTGCATGACGCTGCGGTATGTGTAGTGCCTGAAGATGAGCTTGAGCAAGCAGTTTCTTATGTGACGGAATGTATGTCTGCAGCGCCGTCCTGGGCAGTAGGGCTTCCTATCGCCTGTGAAACTAAAGTAGCAAAATCTTACGGAGAATGCTGATGGAAAAGGGTCTATTTCGTAAAGAAGAAGGGCAGATTGCCCAAGATACTGATAACCAAGAGAAAGCTAGGCAAAGATTAGCAGACCTATTACACATAGATATTTTTACGATGGATAACTTTTCCCCGTGGGATTGGGAGTTCAAAAAAGATAATAAGTTAATAGCAATTGGGGAGTATCGGCGTAGGTTTAATGACTTTGATAAGTATCCTGATTTTCAGTTTAGTAAAGATAAATTTGATACTATGCGAGGTAAGTGTGCATTTCAAAATATTTTAGCGTTTATGTTTGTAGAGTTTGATGATGGATTCTTTTACTTTGCGATTGAAGGATATCCATTTACTGAAATCATGCAACGCAACGGTGAAATAAGAACAGAAGAAGTGGTGGTTGTTCCTAAAGAAAGCTTTAAATTGATAGATGAACTAAAAAGAGAGGACTTGTTTTGATATGGAAATTAAATGCAAATTAATTAAAGAACTAACTGACGGCAGTGCGATTGTATCTCTTGAGATAGATGAAGAAGCTAAAGACTGGTTGATTGGAGAAGGTTTTACAGTAATCATGAAAGAAGCCATCAAAATGAGCAAAACTTATGTCAGTCCAGAGATGTTAAAGAAGCACACCCCCAAGAAAAAAGTACCTGTTAAAAAAATTGTAAGGAATAAAAAATGACCACTTGGACTACCGAAGACAGACAGAACGCATCCCCTCCACATATTGTGGATAGCGGTGCTAGCGTTAAAACCCTAGCGGACTTTATTGAACAAGAAACTCGTGTAGAAATGTTACGTCAGCAGATGCAACTACTGCTTGAGGCAACAAAAAAGCTAGAGATAGAAAATGCTAGATTAAAACGGGATGTAGAAAACCTTATGGATGGGAGATGCTAATGTTTACTTGGTCGTTCTCTTCTCTCAAGGATTACATAAACTGCCCAAAGCAATACCAAGAGGTTAAGGTCCTCAAGAACTATCAGAAAGAGATGACCCAACAGATTCTTTACGGAAACCAAGTACACAAGGCATTGGAAAACTATATCAAAGACGGAGAACCGTTAGCAGAAAACTATCAGAGATTTGCTCCGCTGATGGACAGCCTTAAAGAAATACCTGGGGAATTTCACCCTGAGCTTCGTATGGCACTTAATTTTGACAAGAAAGCATGTAAATGGAGCGCAGAGGACTGCTGGGTAAGGGGCATAGTTGACTTCCTAGTAGTGGATGGCGAGGATGCGTATATTGTTGATTACAAGACGGGCAGTAATAAATACGCAGACCCCAAGCAGTTAAAGCTTATGGCGCTGATGGTTTTTGAACACTTTCCTGAAGTGCGTAACGTCAAAGCTGGGTTGATGTTTGTCATGAATAATAGTTTTATTACAGAGGAGTATGTACGGGATACAAAGAATGAACTTTGGGATGCTTTTACCCCAGACCTTGCTCGTTTGACCCATTCGTACGAAAATGATGTATGGCAAGCAAACCCTACGGGGCTGTGTGGTTGGTGTCCAGTTAGGTCTTGCGAACATCACAAGGAGAGATAATGCCCTACGTTACTAAACCAAGACCCTATAAAAAGGAATACCAGCAACAAAAGGCCCGTGGGGAGCATGACAACCGTATGGAACGTCAACGGGCTAGACGGGGCATAGATAAAAAGATGCCTGATGGTAACGGTAACGGCAAGGCAGATGCACGAGAGGGCAAGGATGTAGCTCACCGCAAAGCGCTGGACAAGGGTGGCTCTAATAAACATGGTGTGTATATCACCACTTCTGCTAAAAATAGGTCTTTTAAGCGGGATTCTAAGGGTAATTTGGTATCCGAAACCAGCAAAAAAGAGCGCAAAAAGTAAAGTTTTAGTGTAAAGTATTTGTTTACCGTAAGACATGAGTGGGTAACAAACAAGCTCGCCTTTGGTGATTCTCAGGCTTAAACCATGTCAGCTAGCCGTACTGCTTTTGACCTCCCTGTTTGAGTGGTAATGGGCTAGACGACTAACCCCCGTAAGGGGTTTTAGTTAACTTAGTTAAGGAAAATATGGAAATAGTAGATAACACAGCGGTTCGCTTTACGCTCCCAACAGACCTTGTGCCAAGCGTAATAAACAATATAGAAAAAAGTGAACTTGTAGAGACCAAGGGTAATCTTTCAGAAGTTTTGGTTTATTGGGGTATAGAAGAACTAACTCTACTTAATAGACTAGTTAAGTTTAATAAGCCCCTACCCTCCCCCATAAGTGTTAACTACAACTGGCCTGGACTGTATAAGCCTTTCGATCACCAAAGAGTTACTTCAGCGTTCCTATCCATTAACATGCGGGCGTTCTGTTTTAACGAAGCAGGGACAGGTAAAACATCATCTGTTATTTGGGCTGCTGATTATTTAATGAATCAAAACCATATCAAAAAAGTCTTGGTGATATGTCCTCTGTCAATTATGTATTCAGCATGGCAAGCAGACATTTTTAAAACTGCAATGCATAGACGAGTTGCTGTAGCGTATGGTAGCCCAGACAAGCGTAAAAAGATTCTTAGTGGAGACTATGAGTTTATCGTTATAAATTACGATGGAGTAAACATTGTATTTGATGAACTAGAAAAAATAGGGTTTGACCTAATAGTAGTTGATGAAGCAAACGCTTATAAAAACGTTACGACTAAAAGATGGAAAGCATTAGCTAAATTGATCAAACCAACCACGAGGTTGTGGATGTTAACAGGAACACCCGCCTCACAATCGCCAATAGATGCATTTGGTATAGCCAAACTCGTATCACCACAAAACGTGCCACGCACAATGACTGTGTGGAAAGATAAAGTTATGCATCAACTATCACGTTTTAAATGGATACCAAAACATGACGCAAAGCAAAAAGTATTTGATGCATTGCAACCAGCAATTCGCTTCACAAAAAACGAGTGTTTAGACCTGCCTGATTTAATGTACCAGACACGGGAAGTACCACTCTCACCACAAGCGCTTCGCTACTACAATGATTTAAAGAAGAACATGCTTATTCAAGCGGCGGGTGAACAAATCACCACAGTAAATGCTGCAACAAATTTAAATAAGCTATTGCAATTATCAGGAGGGGCAGTATATACTGATGAAAGGGAGGTAGTTGAGTTCGATATAACGCCACGCAAGAACGCTCTACTTGAAGTTATCGAAGAAACAGAACACAAGCTAATTATTTTTGTACCGTATAGGCACACTATACAGTTAGTTTGTAAGTTCTTAACAGAGGAGGGAATCACAAACGAAGTCATCAATGGCGATGTACCTGCAAAAGAACGCAGTCTAATCATCAACAGATTTCAACAATCAGACAACCCAAGAATCCTTGTAATACAACCGCAAGCTGCGAGTCATGGAGTAACGCTAACAGCTGCGAATACTGTAGTATTTTGGTCTCCTGTTACTAGTGTAGAAACGTACCTACAATGTATTGCTCGTATTGACAGGGTAGGTCAAAAGAACAAAATGACAGTAGTTCATTTACAAGGTTCTCCAGTTGAAAGAAAGATGTACGAAGTGTTGCAAAATAAAGTAGATATGCATGAAAAATTAGTTGATTTATATAAGTCAGAACTCGGTCTAGGAGAAAACAAATGAATACCGATCAGTTAGTAGAAACATTTATTGCGTTAAGAAACGAGCGTGACCGCTTGCGTAATGAATGGGAAGCAAAAGATGGTGTAGTAAAAGAAGAGATGGCTAAGCTCGAACAGGCTTTGTTATCTATCTGCAACGAAACAAATGCGACAAGTATCAAGACAGATAAAGGTACTGTAATTCGCAAATTAACCGAACGTTACTTCTGCACGGATTGGGAACACTTTAGGGACTATGTGCTTGAACACCAAGCCTTAGAACTTCTAGAGCGCCGTATCCATCAGGGTAATTTCAAAGAATTCATCACTGAGAGACAAGACGAAGGTCTACCTCCTGGTGTGAATGTTATGCGTGAGTTTGGCGTTACCGTGCGTAAACCAACGAGCGTTTCCTAATAGTCTATTTAGTGGAGTTAAATTATGAGTAATGAATTATCAGTTTTATTAAAAAGCAACCCAGCCCTAGTTACAACAGGATTGGATGAAGATACATTAGCCGTTGCAGGTGGTAGTGTAGCTACTACTAGCGGTAACAAGCGTATCTCAATCGCTGGCGGTGTATTCCGTAAGATGGCTAACGGCAAAGAGATTGGTGCTATTGAAGACCGTCATATGAACATTATTTTTGTGAAGATGGCGCATGACCCAAGCCGTACTTTCTATGCGGAAGCGTATAAAGAAGGAGAGAAAGTTTCTCCTACCTGCTGGTCGTCTGACTCTAAGAAGCCTGACGCTGATGTTAAAAGCCCAGTAGCTTCTACTTGTGACCAATGCCCTAACAGTGCAAAAGGTTCAGGTACAGGCGGTACAGGTACTGCGTGTCGTTTGTCTTGGAGAACTGCAGTTGTTCTTCCTAACGATCCAAAGGGCGACATCATGCAGTTGGTTATCCCAGCTACATCGGCTTTTGGTAAAGAAGATAGTGGTCGTTGGCCCTTTAAGGCTTATATCAATATGCTCGCTCAAAACAATGTTAGCGCAGGGCGCGTTGTGACGAAGATGCAGTTTGATACTAAGACTAAGTACGCCAAAGTATTGTTCTCACCATCCGCCGCTGTTCCTGAAGAGGACTACGAAGTTGTCAAAACACAGGGCAAGAGTGCAATTGCGGAGAATGCGGTGAAACTAACTGTATATCAGCAAGATGGTGGCGCAGAGGAAGTTGCTGCTCCAGAGGCTGCTGAGCCAGTAAAGCGTGAGAGTACGCCTAAAGCAGCTAAGGCTGAAGGCAACGATGTTACTGACATCGTCAAGAAGTGGTCTAAGAAAGCGTAAGGTTAGGTATGCCACGAAGCTATAGTAATAGGTTCTTATTAACCTTAAGTAAGCCTGATGCGGTTACGACTGGGCAGATGTTAGCGAAGCTATGTGTTGAAGCTAATCTACCTGCTATTCATGTCTGTAAAGTGTTCGGTATATCACGGATGGCTCTACACACTTGGTTTCGTGGCGGTCCTATACGACCAAAGCGTATACAACTAGTTGATGCTTTTATGAGTTTAGTAGAGAAAGATATAAAAGCTGGATTGTTACCAGCTAGAAATTTAGCAGAAGCAAAAAACTATATTGAAGACATGATTAGAGAAGACTAAGCGGGGTATATCCCCACCCAATAACCGAGCCGAGGAAACTCGGCTTTTTAGACTGTGCCATATATGTTAAAACAATTTTATGAGAAAGCATTGGCTACGCAGGGCGTGTATTGCGCTACTGGGATAGAACAAGGTGAGGCTGGCAAAGGCAAAGTTACAAATAAGTTTGCCGAGAGTATTGATGATTTACTAAAACAAGTTGAAGTATTTAAAAAGAAAGGTTGGAACACTTATGTTGCGTTGGGTACGTTCGAGGGTTACAGTCGTAAGAAGGATGATTGCATCTACTTTCGTTCATTCTTTATTGATTTGGATGTTGGTGAAGATAAGGCTGAGAGTGGTAAGGGTTACGCTACTAAGGAAGATGCGCTTGAAGCGCTGGATAAATTTTTAACAGAAAGCGAACTACCCCCACCTGTGCGCATTGACTCAGGCACAGGTATACATGCGTATTGGTTACTGACCGAAGAAGTACCTATTAATCAGTACATGCCCTATGCACTTAAGTTCAAAGACTATGTATTAGAAAGATTGCTCGCAGACCCAGCGGTAATGGCAGAGGCGGCACGAATTATGCGTGTGCCTGACTCTCTGAACTATAAAACTGATTCACCATCACAAGCTAAGTTTATAGATACTGAGTTTCACCAGTATGATTTCGAGGCTTTTAAGGATTTTCTAGGACCCATAGAAGTCCCAACCAACAATGTATTAAGTCTTATACCAAAGGGTTTGGACGAAGAAACCAAGAAGATGCGTAAGCTAGACAACTTTGTCAATAGTTTTCCTAGGATTCTAGAACTAACTGCCGAGGGTAAAGGATGTGCGCAGATTCAATATGCGTTTGAAAACGCTGAGCATTTAGAAGAACCCATATGGCATAGCGTTATGACCATCGCAGCGCACTGCGAAAACAAGGAGGAGATGGTACACCTAGTATCTAAAGACTATGTGGGCTACGATTCTGATACAGTAAACAAAAAATTGGAGACCATACTAAGTGTTGAAAAAAGCGGTCCGCATACCTGCGCTACTTTTGATGCGCGCAACCCAGGTGTCTGTGACGGATGCCCCAACCGTAAACTCGGAAACCCCATTAAGCTTGCCAGAACCCTCAACATCGCCAAGCCCGACCCAGAACCAGAACAACTTCCAGAACACACCGAAGAAGAAAAAAATCCTGAGGAATCAATTCGGTCGACGAAGAGTTCCAAAAAAGTTCCAGAGTTCCCAGAATACTTAGCGCCGTTTGTCCGTGGGATAAATGGGGGTATCTACTTCCAACCACCCGCTAAGTTTAATAAAGAGACTAAGAAGTATCACGATGTAGATGCCATATTGCTATCAGAGCATGACTTTTATGCTTATCGCCGTATCTATAGTCCTAACGATGGTGAGTGCCTTATGATGCGTTTGCACCTGCCAAATGACGGCATCCGTGAATTTATGATTTCTATGAAGACGGTGTATGCCGCTGAAGAATGTAAAAAAATATTGACAGGCAACGGCGTATTCTTTAACCAAAGCTATGCCAAACAAGTATCGGAGTATGTTATGAAATGGGGAAGGTATTTCCAGAATTCTGGTGCGGCTGAGATTATGCGCAACCAAATGGGGTGGCATGACGATAATGAAACATTTGTTATAGGTAATATTGAGGTTACAAAAGAAACAGGATCAGAGGGTAAAGATGCTCCTACTTCTCCTAATGCGGCTACCGTAACAAAAGCGTTGGTTAAGAAAGGTAGCTTTGAGAAATGGAAATGGTCGGCTCAACAGTTTAGCGATCAACCAGGACTTGAAATGCATGCGTTTGGGCTTTTAACAGGGTTTGGTGCGCCCTTGATGCAATTTGCTTCTACTGATGGAGCCTCGTTATCTTACGAAGGTGAGTCAGGGTCAGGTAAATCTGGTTCACTATACGGTGCGCTGGCTGTCTGGGGTAATCCTAAAAAGCTAAGCGTATTTGAAACAACAGATAACGCAGCGCATACTAGGATTATGACCTCTAAGAATATCTTAGTTGGTATTGACGAAGCGGGTGACAAGGACCCAACGGCAGTAGGTAAGTTTATCCACAGGATTGCTCAGGGAGAAGCCAAGATGCGGCTCTCAGGTACAAGTATGGCTGAGCGTTCTCAAGATGTAACTTCGTCTACGATTGGTTTTTACACCACAAATCATTCGTTACTAGGTATCGTAAAGAAAAAGAAGGCTACTCCCTATGGTGAGACTGCCCGTATGGTTGAATTGTTCATGCATAAACCTCAGTTGTTTAAAGATTATCCTGATAAAGGCAAAGAAATTATTGATCCATTCCGTTTAAATTACGGACATGCTGGTCCAATTTATGCACATCAAATGCTTTTATGGGGCGAAGACAGAATACTAAAACAAATGGAAGTGTGGGTTAAACGCTTTAAGAAAGATTTTGGTAATGATGTAGTTAACAGATACTATGAGGATTTAGTTTCTGTATGCATGACAGGCGGAGAAATTGCCAAAGATGCTGGTTTAATTAACTATGACTTAGACAGGATATACGACGTTATGGTTAGCTTAATGCTTGCTAAGAAAGACGGCGGTAATGCAATTAATGATACTGATTTTGAAAGTGTATTAGGAGAGTTTTTCTTAGACCACATAGGCGCTACGTTAGCAATTGTTAATGAAAAGGTAATCTCTACCCCCTCTCCTCACAGAAAGCTGGCGGTGCGCGTTGACTTGGATGAGGGAATGTCCTATGTGTCTACAATGACCATGACCAAATGGCTAGCTGAGCATGGGTATAGTGAGGAGAATTTCCTGCACGTTATGAAGAAGAAAGGTGTCTTGGACAAGAAAGACAAAAAGCGTTTAGCGTCTGGTTGGAAGGGTGCGCCAGATAGCGTTAACGTCAACTGCTACTTCTTTAAATCTGTACCACTCATACCTGTAGCTGATGAGCAACAATCTATTCAGTGAGCCAATCTGGTTGTTTCCGTTTGACGGCATGGAGGTTGGGGATAGCTTTTTTATCCCCACTCTAAAATCTGCTGAGGCTATTTACTCAGCCGTTGAAGCCTCTAAAAAGCATAACCTAAGAGTCAAAGCCTTTGCCGCTATGAAAGACGGTATTATGGGTATTCGTGTATGGCGAGTTAATTAAGTTCGTCGTAGGCTTTAAAGACTTCAATCAAATGCCGTTTGATTAAGTTCTGTTGTTCCTTGATGTTATCCAGCAACTCTTTACGTTCTTTAATAGTAAGATCAGGCATAGCACGATACTTATTAGCCAACTCCCGTGCTTTCTTTAAATCTCCATTAACACCTTTGTTGTACATGTCTACAAGCCCTTGGTCGTATGGATTCTCGGCTATGTAATCCATATAACGCTCTGGGTCATTCTTAAACATATTTAACTTACGCTCTTTGTCTTTAATCATGTTCTCCATCTTAGAAAACTCACGAGCATCAAAGTTAGACTTAGCGCCAAAGAACATATCAAACGCTAAAGTATCTGTCTTAGGATTGAAATCTTTCTGCATAGTACCTACCATGCCGATGTTGTAAGAGTTGTGTATGAGACGAGTCAAACCATCAGCGTAGTTGTTAGCAAAGAAGTACATGGTGTTTGGACTCCAATCTATGCCACCATTTGTAATGTTTGCAAGCAATTTAGCGGCATCTTTATATAGTTCAGGGATGCTGTCCCCACCTGTATAGGCGTCACCACTGCGTGTTTGGCGGTTGTTATAAATCTCTCTGCCTAAACCATCTAGGTTCATTGCATATTCAAAGAAGGGGCGGAACAAGGAAGGCGTTACGCTATCCATAGCCCAAGCTGCTGGGTTTTCCCACATATTAATTCTTGATGCTGGGAGTGGTAGGAATGCATCAAACCCAACGTCTTTAATGTTATTGAACGTATCTTTTATTGAATTATTTCCTGACCCAAAAGCCATAATTTGCGCACCAGCAGAAGCAAAAGCGCCAAGACCAAAGCCCCAAGGAATTTGGAATATTACGTCTGTGCCTGGAATATGGAACCGTGCGTAGCGTGTCCAACGAGCCATATCATCTATAGCTACTTTATTTCTTCCTTCATCATCATCTTCAGCCAGCATGGAAGCCATTAGATAAATAACTGATCCTGATCCAAGTAAAGACATAAACATAGCCGCTGCAGACCGTCTTTGTGCAATCATGTTTTCACGAAACTTAGCAACAGCTTCAGGGTCATTACGCACTGCTTCTGGCAACCCAGCCAAAGCTGTATCAATATTACGGAACAACGGAACAAGGGATTCAATAGCTCTAACTGCACCCGTAGCAGATGGACGGAAGAACATAAAGATTGCGCCTAAACTCTTACCCCACTGACCCACTTGCTCAAAGTTAGCTAGGTTTTTAACATACGCAGTTGCTTTAACCTGTGCTTCCCGTTCTGATAGCTTCTGGGGTCCGTTCATGTAGTTTTCTTTAACTACTTGGTACGCTGCAGTACGGCTAGCAAATTCAAACATGTTAGTCCAAATATCAATCACACCGTCTATTTCAGCTTTGGTAGTAGCTATGCCCTTGCGTCCTAGGGTTTTCTGCATCTGCTCAAACTGGCTCTTAGCACCTATACCCGATACGTAAGATACTTTTCCACCCTGCTGGATGTATTCGTACATAGCTTTAACGTATGGGTCTGTCTTAGCAATCTTTTCAATTTCATCAAACTTGCCGTTTTTATACAGCCTAGATACTTTAAAGGCTCTAGCTAAACCGCCTTGAGCTACCTTAGATGCTACCGCACCCACCGTACCTACACCCATCTCAGCACCCATAGTAAAGGCGTTGGTCAAAGTATCACGAACAAAGTTCATTGGCGCAAACGCTATGTTATAGCGGGTGTGGAACTGTCCCATCAAACTAGTTGTATTGTTTAAAGCATCAAGTAAAGGTTGGGATGCACGATAGCTACGACGGACAGCCTCACGAATCTTAGGATCATAAATAGCATAAATATCTATTGAACCGTCTGGGTTGTAATGGAAGAAAGTATTTTCTCCCCTAGTAAGAGCCTCATCATCTGCAACTTTATAACGATCTGCAAACTGAACAGTTTTTAATTTTTTTCCTTCTAATAAAGGCGCTGGGTTTCCATTTTTATCTTTATAGTCAATTGCGTTTTTAATAGCTAAGGTAATACCATATTGTTCTGTTGTACCGTCAGGATTAGTATATGTACCACCCCGCCCAGCTCGCAATGCAGAGCGCACTCCGTCAGATAAGGTTTGGAGAAGTGGGTTTTCAGACTCGGACACACGACCATCAAACGCAGATTCTTTTTCTTGCAACTCACTACCGTTAGATTTACTGCTAAAGTCTAGTAACTCATCAACCTTAGATTCTTTTTCTTTTCTATCTGGTCTGCCTTTTAACGGCACATAGTTATCAAAACCGTAAAAAGCTACGATGTTGCTGACGGGCTGCGACCAATAGTTAGCTTTTCTATTAAGTTCTATAGTGGCTTTGTGAACAGTCTGTAGGGCGTCTCTAATTGGGTCTATAAGCGCCTTGTCTGGCTCGTAATACTTAGCAATAGTTTCTTCCCGTATTTCAGGGCGGATACCTGCTACGTTGTAATAGTCAGAGTTTTCATCTAAAGAAAAGTCAGAAGGTTCAGCGTTAAAGCCGTAACCCTTTTCTTGTCTGTTATTAGCTACTAAGCTTTCTACATAGCTTCGTAGTTTTTTAATAGTTTCTTTGCTTAAATTAGCATTTGATCTTATTTGTTTTAAAATGTTTTCTCGTGTTTGCGCTGCTTCAGCAGTTAGGGGTACGCTTAGTAGATATTTAACGTGGCGACGCTCTTGTTCGTGCAACGCAACAAATATACCGTGTAGCTGTTTTAATGCAGTTTCTTCATCTATATTTTTTGCTTTTGCATACTCACCAATAGTTTTGTATAACTCATTAGACGGGTTATACATGTTGACAAGGAATTCATCTTCGGCACGTCCAGTAGACAATGAAATCTGGGTATATACAGCAGTTGTATCATCACCAGAATAAGTCATTTTATTAGCTGTAGATAATAAGTCTTCCCAGTTTTTAATAGGGTAGCGTTCATTCTGGAATAATCTTACTAGCTCTTTAGCACCTTCTACACTAGTAAAAGCTTTTCTTACCTTTGAAGATGTTGGTTCTGGCTGCCCAGATATAGACGATATGTAATCATCTGCTGATTTAAACTCACGCAATTCAGGCTTTAGAGTTTCTTTTGGTGCTTTGCCTTCTGCTACAGGAGCAAGAGCTGCCGTTGCTGGAGGTGGGTTTGTAGCCTCTAACGTACGACCTTCAGTCAAGATACTTTCTGTAGACACTAATGCGTAAGCCAAGGCTGTGAAGTCTTTACCTGGAGCAATACCAAGTAAATTTAAGATGTCTTTAACAAACTCAACAAAAGCATTAATTACAATATTGCCACGCTCGTATGGGAGGGCGTTTAATTGCGCTTGGAATTCAGGATTAGACATAGCCTCAGAGACAAACTCTGCAAGGTTCTTCATGCCGTACTTGTCTTTTAATTCTGGATAAGTTTCTTTTAAGTGGTTGTATAACTTCTCAAGATTGGCAACGCCCTGATTAAACTTAACACCATCTTTGTGCGCTTTGATAATAGCTAGGGTGAATCCGTGCAGTGTTTCGTGCAGTACAACATGTGAAGTCATAGCGTCTTCACTAATGTAGGCTATATCTGTAGCTGCATCGTATTGCCCTAATTTGCCGCCAAGTTCACTAGTTGTTACCACACGTAGAGTAGGTAAAGTGTCTGACTCTAGTAAGCGTTTAGCTACTATCTTATCTAGTTTAGTAAATTGACCAGAAGTATCACCAGCTATTTCTTGCAAAGCACCACGCAAATCGCCGTGCATTAGGTTGGACATAAGCCCAATCGTAGTGCCACCACGCAATCCCTCTATAGCTTCTAAGTTAGCAGAACCGTAAGAAGGTATAGCCCTAAGCTCAGCCATTCTCTCTTCTATTAGAGACATCTTCTTAGGTACAGGAGGTTTACCAGCGACTTCTTTAGCTTCGGCTTTTTCTGCTTTAACTATTTTTTTGTATTCTTTTGGCGTGTAGATAACGCCTGGAATTACTTTACTCTTACGCTGAAGCATAGGCTTAGCTTCTTTAAACTCCAGCAAAGATTTATATTTTGCTACGGCGGTATCTACCATAGCCTTTTCTTCTGGAGTTAAAGCATTGTATCTATCAGCTGTTTTACCAGCAATTACATCAGTCGCTGCTTCTTTAACGTTCTTAACAGATTGCTTAGTTTTAACAACTTCTTCATCAGTAGGTTGTGCTGCTTTTAACTTTTGTTCTTCCCGTGCGGCAATAGCTTTAGGATATAAATCTTCTTCAGTTACTCTAGGTTCGATAAACCTTCTTTCTGTTCCTGAAGTAAATGCAGATTCACCCATAAAAGGTTTTGGTGCAGGTGCTTGGTCTACTGCAGCTTGGTCTACTGCAGCTTGGTCTACTGCAGCTTGGTCTACTGCAGCTTGGTCTACTGCAGCTTGGTCTAATGTAGGCTGCTGTTTTGTTTCTCCAGCTCCAGCCTGCTCTGTAATACCTCCAGCGTCAGCCATTCCAGATCGCTTAGATGCTGCAGCGTCTGCGGCGGCTCCACTTGTAACGGGTCCGCTAGGTAATTTAGCGCTAACTCCACCTCCTGTAGTGTCAGTTCCGTCAGTAACATTTTTACCTCCTTTTACGTCAAACGTTTCTTCTTCGGCTTTTTTAGTCTTGCCCTCTGCTTTAGCTATAATTTCATCAGCAGTTAAATCTACTTGTGCGGGGGCCGCGGCTGGTGCTACTGCTTCTGCTTCTGGTGTAACTGCGCTAGGTTCTGTAGGGGTTACAGGTGCTGGAGTTTGTTTCTGCCCGAATGGAATATTAGCCACTCCGCTAATTGCACCGCCACCAATACCACCTTTAAGTCCTGCGTTAATGAATCGCTCAAAGTTCTTCTCAGTAAAGAACTGTTTATTGTTGTCTACAAACTTCTCAGCCGCAGCTGACGACATTTCTTGGACTGCTTCCGTTGCGCCTTCTGTCGCAAAGCCTGTTAATACACCCTTACCTGCCCGTTTGTACCAAGCACCGATAAGTTCTTTCTCGGTAAGACCAATACCTTTAGCCTTGCGCAATAACGCTATAGGGGTGATTGCATCTAGTACGGAGTTAAAGCCACCAAACAGAAGCGCAGCGCCAAGGTCTTCTTTGCCTGTTTCTTCAGCAACATTTTGATAAACCTCAGGTACGTTCTGTATAGCTGAGCCACCCACTGCGCCCACCGCTTGGTATTTAAGCGCCGTTCTTTTAGCTGCATCTACGCCAGCCTGAGTAGCTAGGTCTTTAATTTCTTTCTCGGTTAGTCCTTTAGCCGCCCCAGCTGCTGCCGTTTTTTCTGCCGCTTGCTTAGCCGCTACGACTGCGCCACGCCCAACAACACCTGCGGCACCGCCTGTAAAGATAGATGGTAGGATAGACGGAATTAACTCGCCGACTGACTCAACCACATAGGTCAAGAAGTCCCCACCACTCTTAATGTCTGTATAGCTAGGTACAGCTGACGGATACATTTGCTGTATATATTGCTGTGCTTCTTGAGCTTCCTGCATCTGCCTAGTAGCGTATTCGCCTGCACCCTGTACCCCTAGCTTCTCACCAACGCGCCCAGCCATAGCTGGTAGTACGTCCCCTACAAGCGACTGGAGACCCAGCGCACCACGCTTAACGGCGGGAATAAATGAACTGATACCAGTTGCTGGTTCAGGTTTGTACTCAGGAGTGGGTTCTTTAGGCGCATCGTTAAGATATGCTTGTTGGGCAAAGGCAAAAATGGCTCTTTCTGAAGTACCCTCTGGTGCTTCAACGTCATAGATTTTGCCGTTAGGCGCCTCAACACTATAGATTGGCATGGGTTATTACCCTCTTACACCAACAATTTTCATCCCTGCGCCTGGTGAAGCATACATCCTATTAGCTTCAAGTTCAATGTTTCGTCTTTCATTTTCGTAAAACTCTAATCTTCTACGTTCTTGCGGTGTAAGTTTTCCGTCTAATTCTTTAAGTCTGTAATTTTTTAACATTTGCTCATCCATCGGCAAAGACTTTAGACGCTTTTCTATAAATGCGTTTTTAGCAATTTGCAAATCTTGGGACATCTTAGCTTCTTTTCCTGCTTTAGCCTGTTCCATTTGGTCACGGCGTAACTCACCCAACATAGCAGAGCTATACATTTTGTTTTGTAAGCTACCAAGACCTGCTTCTTCTGCTGCACGTAGTTTTTGCGTTGTGGCATATTGTGCTACACCTTGCGCTCCACCTTGTCCAATATTAGTTAAAGCATATGGAGAAGTACCACCCATCATACCCAGACCTGCGGCTAAACCAGCTAACCATGGATCTTGTTTACGAGCAGCTTCTAAACGTGCTTCACGCTTAGTAAAAGCATCTTGCATTTGGGCAAATAGTTTATCCGTCGCAGACATAGGGGTTTCAGCAGGGGCATCTTTAGCAGGAGCTGTGCCAGTAACAATTGGCGGCATACCGTTTATATACGGACTACCAGCTTCGTCAGGTACATAATTTGCTGGCGGGGGTACATTTGCTCTAACAGCAGGTGCGGCGCTATTATCCGTTTTTCTTTGGACGTTAGCTAGCGGACCAATAATGTTAGTAGCAGGTTGTCTAGCAGTTAGAAGAGTAGGGTTACGTTTTAGTAACTTTTCCATTTCTTGCTTGTAAGGCTCGTATGTAGGGTCTTTTTCAAGCTCAGCAGCCAACTCATTGTAATAATTTAAGTCGGACATTCCAGGGTATACGTTAGCATCTGACCCTATCATTGATGGTCTTAATAGTTTATTTGCTGCAGCAGATTGTGTAGATTTTGTTGGGGTAGCTCTATCTTTTTGTTGTTGTAAAAAATTTGCCGCTTCAGCAGACAAGGGGCGGTACCCGCCAGTCTGATACCGTTTAACTTTTCCACCTTCAGCTAAGCTAACGCCACGGATATAACCTTGGGTTTCTTTTGGTAATTTGCGTGGATCAGCACCAGCGGCTAACCATTTATCAGTAGCACCAGGTCCCATGTTGTAGGCAATCATAGCCAATTTAGGGTCTTTATAACGGTTATACATAGCCGCTGCATATTCATCGCCTACGCGCCGTAGTTCGTCAGGACTATTATCTCTAGCTGGTTTAATGCCAAAGCCTGGATCTCTAGAAGTATATGGCATGACTTGCATTTCGCCTAATGCACCTTTAGATGACGTAAGTAAATTACCTTCCTTATCATAGCGCCGTCCACCACTCTCTTTAGCCATGATCTGGGCTTGTAAACGTTTTACTAAATCATCTGGTCCTTTTTCTTCTTTAGTAATAGCTTTAATACCTGCAGCTGCACTTTGCGGCATGGATGGCATGGCATAAGCAATTCCACTACTATCTGCATCAGTATCCTGATAAGTATTAAGAATCATGTTTTCTATCTTAGCGCGCTGAAGTTCGTCTAAGTAGTCTTCGTATGATTCGTCTTCGTCATCGTCCTCGTCAACATCACCACCTGGGGCAAAGGCAATAATGCCCCCACCAGCCATCTGCATAGGAGGTACAGGGTTTTGAGCAATACCTACATCTTCAGGTAATTGTGCTGGCATCTGCGCCATTGGTTGAGGCATCATTTGTGGTTCTGGAGCAGGGTTTTCAGCCTGAGCAATCTCCATCATCTTCTGTTCCATAACGCTTGGTTGTTGCGCCCCGCCTTGCATTAAGGCTTTTTGTCTAGCAACGGCTTCAATCATCTCGGCTTTTTTGCTAATGATTAAAGGCACTAATTCTTTTTGAATCTCGCCACGCTGAGCCATCTGCATAATTAAAGCTTGTGGCAGCAATGCCATATCTTGGAGATTATTGTTATCTCGCTTTACTTCTTTAATTGCGTTTAATATGCTCATTATTTGTTTCCAAACATATTGTAGAGAGATAATCCTGTTAAACCCATACCAGCCAATTGGCTTGCAAAACTAGGTGGAGGCGTAGTCTGGGAACCAGAGGTTGCAGTCTGTGTTAATGGTACACCACGGGCTAAGTTACTCATAGTCTCAGCACCAGTTAATGGGAAATTAATCTGCGACATTAAATCTTGATACTTAGCATCAAGTTGTTGTTGAGTAATACCACGCTCAAGATCACCAAATGCTCCTATTGTTTTCAGCCTATCAATGTCTGCTGCTTGTTGAGCCGTACCCAACGCACCATAAGTCTGACCTAATTGACCATATGTTTGACCTAACTGACCATAACCAGCAGCTTGAGCTAATTGAGCTTTTTGCGCTGCATCAAATGCGTTTTGCATACCAGTAGCTTGGATATTGCCTAACTTGGTCTGTAGGTTACGTTCTTGTTCGGTTTGAGCTAATAACTGTCTTGCACCACCATAAGTTCCCTGACGAGCTGCGGCAAGATTGCCAGACAATAATCCTTTTTGGGCGTCACGCAAAGCTTCTTCTTTGTTAACATCAATGACGTTTTGGGTGTAAGGAGACATATAGTCTTTAGTTAAAGTTGGATCAAGCATTGAACCCAAAGCACCTAATCCTAAAGCGGTAGCCCCAGAACCTAATCCAGTTGCAGTTGTACCAGCACCAAATTGAGCAGGAGTTCCAGCAGTGTTAAGAGCTGTTAGTCCTGTTTCTAATTTTGTTTGGAATGGTGACATTCCTGCAACTCGTGAAGAACCATATAACTCAGCTTTTTCTAAAGGATTTTTATATCTGTCTGCATACGGAGTAGAAAAAAATGACTGTGCGGTAGGAAGTACTCCACCAGCACCCGTAATATAAGGGCGTAAGACCTCTGGGACGTCTGTTAGCGCTGTTTGTATCGAGGTAGTTGTTGCCATAATTTATCCTTTACGCAGTCATGTATTTGCGTGGGTTGATTTGTTTGCCTTGGGATTTGCGACCTGTACGAGCAGAGCGAACCCTATCCATCATGGCATATAACTGTTTTGCACCAGCTTTGGACGAACCATTACCAAGGTGCGACACTACATCGGCAGGAATTACAAACTCTCCATCGGCTAAACGAGCTGGTTGTTTTTCATTAATTGTAGCTTTAATAGAATCGCTCATTCCATCTCCGCCACCCGATAGGAATCTAGGAGTACCGCCTTCAGCATATCCCATCCCAAATAAACCCTTTTGCATATTACCTTGATCCATGCCCATAGCAGAATAATCACCACCTAGTTCATCGTCTACCTGACCGCCCATAGCATATAAAGTTTTTGATGAAGTAGGATAAAGAAGACTAGAACTGCCCTTATAACGAGATGTTCCTAATCCTGAAACGTCTATGTCGGGTATAGTAAGTGGGTTTTTGCTAACTACATCAGCGGCATAGTCACGCTGACGATTAATTTCACCAAGAGCTGAGTCATATTCGGCTTGGCTAATAGCGTTTGCTCGTTTGGATTCTTCTAAGAACTTACGTTGTTCCTCTAAACCAGCAAGGCTTGTTTCTCCATAAAGAGCCATACCTGCCATATTTACTGGATTTATACCCGTTGCAGCCGTTGTTCCTTTTAATGTTGCTGGTCCAGTAACAAGGTTTTTAATACCAGAAAAAGTTTGTCCTGCATTAGTCATGCCTCTATCTAAAGCACCTGTATATGTTTCTGGATCGATAGCTGCTTTTCCAAAATCCTGAATGTTAGTACCAAGGTTTTGAACGCTGGCTATTCCCTTGTCAAATGCAGAGCCAGCCGCACCACTAATATCTTTACCTAAAGTACTAAGAGCTTCTCCAAATTCACCACGACCTAATGAGCTAGTAATTGGCTGTCTAAGACCAGCAAATTCATTGTAATTTGGATCAAAGGGAGGGGGTTGGTAATTAACCGTTGGTGTAGGTACTGGAGGAGGTGGAGCTACTGATGCTCCAGATACATTTTCTGCAAATTGGGGAACTAAATCACCACTTGCATCTAGCGTATAACCTATTGGTTCTTTTGCTGCTTCTTGCACTGCGTCAGTAAGAGATTTTGATGCAGTTTCAGAACCAGGAGCAGCTCCCCGCATATATTCACCTAATTCCGCTGTAGCGTAAGCGGTTGCACCACCAATAATTGCCCCTTGGAGATTTGCTTTTTTAAGAGAAGAACCTGGTCGTAACATCCCGCCCCCTCTAGCTGCCCCGTACCCTACTTGAAGTGCCGTTGGAGCGCCCATCGCTGAAAGAGCCACTTGCCCAACTGTTTCCCAGCCACCTGGAATTGCTTTACCTACGGTTTTATCTAACCCAACCAAAGCTTGGTCAATGGGTTTAAACGCTTGAGTAGATACATCCGATATTTGTTTGATGCCAGGAATGTTTTGAACCGTTTTAACTGCATCTACAAAAGGTCTTGTAATTTTCTTTATAAAGTATTCGGGTAAACCCGTATCTGGGTTAATAGTTCCTGAACCACCCAAGGCTTTTAGAATGCCTGCTTCTTGAGGATTAATATGGGCAAGGACTGTATCGCCATAGCGACCTTTGCTCTGAAGTTCTTTAGCGAGTGTTTTTAAGCCTGCCATACAAGCCTCTTAGGTTTAAAGTTCATACAATAGTCACCGTTACCGTCCCCACACTAGCTGTGGCTGATACTCCAAATAGATAAGAAATATAAGGTACAACAATCCGCAAGTCTTCGCCAACTTGAAATACAGTGCCGTCTGGCAAATTGTACCCTGATGTTGGTAGATTTAATAGCCTGATTCCGTCCACTTGTAAAGGGGTGGTTGAGTCTAACTGACCAAAATAAAGCCTTAAAACCCCAATAAGCTGGGATAACTGCTGTTGATCGTATTCTGGTGTCGCAAGCGGTAGGGCTGGCGCACGGAACTTTTGCATTCCCATTATCTGCGCCCATCTGGTCTACCGTCTAATCTAGGACTACCTAACTGCCACTGGACATTTAAGTCTGTAGAAGCAATCTCAATAGCCATCTGTCTAGCCCTAGCCCGCATGAAGATCTGCTCGGTATATACGTCTACGGAGGTCTCAATAACGTTTTGGGATTCTGTGTTGGTATAAGCGTTGCCAGGAAAGTTTCTTGGCTTAATGTACATAGTAGCGGTTGGGGTAGCAGCCGTAGAGCCACTAAAGTTAATATCAGGGATGATCCGTTTGGTCAGGATGAACTGATCCCCGTCCACAAGGTCAAAGTCTGAGGAGGCAATATTGGCAAGTAATGGCAGGGTATCGTCATTAGAACCCAGCTCGTGGTTATAAAGCTTATTATCGCCAACCGCTTGAGGGTATTCCCTAACAGGAGAATCAAGCCATGCAGTGCGGTTAATTGTGCCGTAGTACCAGATCTTTTCTAGGTGGTTATAGACCACATAGGCATCGTTAACCTGACTATTGGCGGTAGGATAGAACCACCAAACCTCATTCCAGCCTTCATTAGTACCAGAAATAATCTGATCCGCCTGAGCAAAATTGAGGTTGGTAAAGACATGGTTTCTTAAAGTAGATGGAAGTGTTTCCACTCGTCCAGAATACGCATAGAACTTATCTTTCCCCATCCAGTAGGCTACGTTATTAACTACAGCTACGGCTCTTGGGCTAAGAATTGAAATGTTATCAGCAAGTTCTTGAACACCGAATACGTCTGTAGTGCCTAAAAACTGGAAGGAATTAAGCGTTCCCTCGGTATAGACTAGGATCTCCTGACGGGTTGTTATGGCACAAACAATCTTTGAGCCACGGGATAGTCGTATAAATCCTGCTGAATTTGTGACTAACGGAGTCCAGACGTTAGGCTGATCTTGGGTAGCCCAACGAATTAATAGGGGGTCAAAGTCTCCACCGCCAAATGGGGTAGCACCAAAGCAAATAAGGTGCTTGTCGTTTTGAGATACCAGAATCTCGGTAGCTTCTGTTGGTACATCTGCTGGTGCAACGCCATTAATAGTAGTAGCGGATAGTAAAGCTGCACGAGCTGTAACCCCAGCGGAACGCTCCCAGTAATAGATTGGGCCGTTACGGATATTCATTACTAAGTCGTTGTCAAAGTTATTGAAGAACCAATCCCTTTGCTGTAAAACAACAGGAGTCACTGCACCAGAACCCCAACCCAAACGACTCCAAGCACCAGCGCCCCAACCGTAGCCGTAAGTATCTACGTCATAACCAATATCAATATCATATGCGGCTGTAACTGTAGCCCCACCTTTGCCTGTGTCTGACCCGTTTGCCGTAGCTGTAACGGATATTGTGTAGGTTTTTGCACTAGTATTAACGGTCAGAATCTCATAGCCAAACTCGGCATTTAGGACTAAAGCAGTAATGTTTCCACCTAGAGTGGCAGCCCCCGTAAATGTCACATAGTTACCTACTTCTGGGTTATAAGCCGTATCGGTAGAGTATGAGACTGTAAGAGTAGGAGATCCTGACGTAGCGGTAAACGGACCAGCAGCAGCTCCCAAAGTCGTAGAAGTATGTTGTAAGGGGGTAATGTCATAGACCTCAGTACCAGCCTCTAGGTAGACCTTTTTGCTAGTCCCCATGGCAAGGAAGTTATCGCTCTGGGTAGTAATCCAGTTAAACATTTGACGGCAAATACCAATAATGGTAAATGTGCCGTAACGTAACCAACCGCCTATTTTTTGAGGATAGCCAGAACGGAAACGGATTTTATCGCATTGAAACCAGCCACCTTCGTTGGTGTAGTTGGTTTGATCTCGGTTGACCCCTGGCTTAAATTGTAGTTTCTGTAGTGGCATATTAGCTCAAGAATAAGGCACGTTCATCGTTCCTGCGGGTTACTAGACCTTTCAGTACTTTACCCCCAGCCAGCGTATATTTCAAGAACTCTTCTGCCGCTTCTTCCATTTCGCCCCGAATAACCTTCTGACGGAGGGTGCTGCGCTGTAGTGTTCCCAGACCAACATTAAAGCTAAAAGATACAAGAGCATCGAATTGACCTTGAGTGAGCTTGACAGGACAGAAGCGTTCAACACCTCGCTCAAAGCGATTAAGATCGTCTCTAAGAATGTCATCTACTTCCTCCATAGAAAAGGTACGGTCATCTTTATATTCCAGTGGGTAGGCATCTCGCTCGTCTATCTTTAAAGCACCCTGCCGTGGGTAGAGTACATGACCCACACCAATCGTCCACAATTTTGCGGGACAGCGGTAGGGACGCTGACGGACGCCCTCATGGTGCTTAATCATTTTGGTTGCTTTATCGCTTACTTTCACTTCTTAAATGCCTGTGTTCCGAACCAGAAAGAAACAATACTTGCCCAGATAATCTGGGTCTCGTCATCCCATAGAAGGTTTAGGGCTACGTCAAATGGCACTTCCCGATGGAAGGCAAACCAGAACCCAAACAGTTCTACAAACATAAACATGATGAACATACCGTAGGTAATGGCTGGTCTAACCATAGCCCTAGAGTTAACAACCCACTGGGAAGCACCCTTGCCAATCTCGATATCGTGAGCATACAAAGACGCCCTTTCTTGGGCTTGGGTCTGCATCTCAATCTGCTGGGTCTTAATCTCTTCTACATGGGCTTGAGCAGCATAGCCCGCTTCCATAAGTTTTAATTCCCGTTCGGTTTGCAAACAAGCCATTTCCATCTCATGCCTCTTGTCGGATTTGTCTTGGAAAAACCCTAGTAGGCTAGGTAGTCCGCCAGACAGGAACGAGATTAACGTTGTAAATAAAGTAATCATCTTTTAGACCCCCATACTATGTAATAAGCAATCCAAGCAGCTACTAAAAAGCACCAGAACTGCACCCATTTAACCTTTGACAACTCGGCATCAAAGTACTTCTTGTCTTCCTTCTCAAGCCGTTCAATCTCGGTCTTGATGTCTAGCACCTTCTGCCACTCTTTGGTGCCGTGCTGCTTTATAAAGTCCACCCTTAATTTGTACTCTTCGTCGCTTATCTTCTTGCGGTGTTTGTACTCTTCAAGGGCTTTAAATATCGCCCGTTCCTTCTTTAGCTCTGCTTCTCTACGCTCACGAATCCTTGCGTTTGCTTGCTGCTTTGCAACATCTACTGCTTCCTTCTGTACTTCCTCGATGTTTTTGCCAATCTCCCGACCAGCTTCCCGTCCAGTTTTTATCCCTTCACTAATGCCTTTAGCACCAGCCGACAACCCCAGTTCGTCTGCCATGATTCAATTTAAAATACCTCTCCGCCAGCGGCTGGGACTGAAGTTGCATGAATAGATATATGCTGTTTTAGGTTCAAAGGCGCACTGCAATCGGCACAAGTATCTGCCTCTAACTCAGATGTATCTAAGTCATACCCACACGCAGCACACACAATCTCAACTTCGTGTCTAGGCTGTACTTGCCCGTCAACTAGTTGAGCTTCGTATACGGCTTTCATGCTGTCTCTAACTCAACCCATGAGGTTGTAGCCTCGTCCCACGAGTAGCGTTTGTCATCGTTTGGGTACGGTACTGGGGACTCCCATAGGTAAGAATCTTGGTTCATTGACCAGCTTGGGTATGGTTGTGGAGCAGCAAAGCCTGTGCCGTCCCATGTGTAACCGATACCAGCATAGTTCTTATGCAGTGGCTCACGACCACTAGGTGTGCCGTCTTGGTTATAGTGAACTCCACCACGGGTGTTGTAAGAGGTCTGTACCCAGTTTGCTGGGTCGCCCAACGCTCCAGTAGCGATAAAAGCCTCTTCAGCTACAACGACTTGTACAACTACGCCATTTTCAATTTTTGCAAAGTGTGCCATTAGATAGATACTCCTAAGTTAATTGCTTTAAGTTCTTCGACTGTGGTTACTGCTGTAATAGATGCCTCTGTTGCCGTAGCCCATGCAATAACCGCTGCACGATAAGTAGCTACACCAGCAGGGATGTCAACATTACGCTCTGCCTTACGAATGACATACCAATCGGTTTGGGCTAGAGTCATGTTGGTATTGTGCTTGACCTGTGCAATATGGTTTGACTTGAGACCTTTGGTTACAAGTCGCTGGGCGGTGTTAACCATAGACTTTGTTGCTTCGTCATAGACTTTTACATAAGCGGGGTCGCCATTTTCATCAACGGCTTCAAGGTCTTCTAATTCTCTTGGCACACCAGTATATGAGCCATCTGAGTTTTGTGTTACATAATAGTAGCGGTCATCTGGTCTGATTTCGTCTTGTCTAGTAAACATATTAGTTCCTATCTTGCGTTGCTGTATTTAAAGGGGTTTTCGGCAAATGCCATGTATATGTAGGTTGTTCCTGAGCCATTAGTAGCTGCTCTAGTGTTTCTTTGCTTAAATCCGTTTGACAAAATATCTATTGCAGATGTACTTGCAGTATTTTCAGAACCGCCAGAATCTGCTTCCAATAGTTCAACGGCTTGATTGTATGGGCTTCTTGAGGTATCAAATATTTCCCAACTTTCTGTTGATATAGATTTCATCATGATATATTTAGGTCTAAACCCAGTAAAGATAAAAGTTCCATCAGGGACACCATTACCTGTGTATTTACCAAAAGCAGAGTATCCAGCGACTTGTGCAAAGCAGTAGGCTACATAGGTTGCACCAGAGTTATTTGAACCAAACCCAGTACCAGGCAAGGTAAAAGTGGTAGCTCCTGGAGCAACGCTATTAAACGCTGTTGTAACTGAATTATCTTCTCCGTTTGGTAAGTTTAAATACATCTGATACGAAGCAGATGTTAGATTTGAGTTGTAAACATACCAATTTGTTGAAAGACTTCTTGATTTAAGAATAATCATATTTGGAGCTGTTGCTGCTCCACCAACTTGACAGCCGTGACCAACTGTAGAGCCGCTTGTTGCGTTACCTGTATAAGTAACAATACTAAATCCAGTTGCTGTATTAGAACTTACTGTAGAGTTAATAGAGCCTGCTGTGTTGGTTACTCCTGCTCCGTTGGCTTTCCACTGCCAGCCGACATAAGTTTGGCTGCTTGCGTTTGTTTGATTTGCATTAGTTGAACCAATGGACACACTAAAGCCATTTGAGTCAAAAGAACTTAAATTACCAAAAGGTGCGTTAGCCCCATTTTCTTCTTCAGATAAAGATGAATATAGTTTTTTGGTTTGTCCAGTTCCACGAATAACGTCTTGTAAAACGTGCTGATATCCATTTGGCGATCTAGACTTCATCCAAACAAAATCAGGTTGGAAACTTCCAGCATTAGTTATGCTTTGAGTAGAGCCATTACCCGTATAAAGACTTATATCAAAATACTTATTCGCTGTTGTAGATGCAGTAGCACCAATTGCAGGAGTAGTTAAGTTAAATGTGTTTAGTGCTTTAAAGTCTGTTGGTGGGGTGTAGGCGAATGGGCGTTGACCAAAGTTGCAATTAGTGGTCATATTTTCTGACCTTACAACAAATACCAGCGAACCTGTCCCAGCTACAGTTCCAATTTCTCCTGTGCCAGCAGAGGGATTACCACTTGCATTCCAAGTATTATTTCTTCCAAACCAAACTTTTCTAGTATCCGCATCAAAAGCTATTTGCAATACATCATTAGTTGCTCCAGTTATTCCTGTTGCGGTGCTACCAGTAGAGTTAATGTAATACTTAAACTGTGATAAATCCCAAGACACAGTTCCACTACCATATAACAATCCACCGCCATAAGTAGAAACCCAAGTGCTTACATCAGCAGCAGCAATTTGAATGTAGTTTACTGATGAAATTGTAAACTCAGCATAAAACTTTCCAGTTGAAGCAGCTATTGTTGAACTAAATGCTTTTGTTGGGTTTGCACTTCCATTACTATTAACAGTTAAATTACCATCACTAGGGTTACTTCCGTTTGTTCCAGCAAATTGCAATGGATTCAAAACAGCATAATTAGCTACAGTAGCACTTGTCAGCGTAGGCACATCGGTCATGTAATCAAGCGTAGAGCCAGATGCACCAGAGATATTGTTAGGTGTCCAGTTGTTACCTTGTGGGCTTTGGTCGTTAAATATTGCTGTTGAACATGGATATGTTTGCCCAGTAGTTACTGTGCCGTTATTTGTAATGCTAAATGCGTTTGTTGAATTATCAATAATTGTTGAGTTTTGTAGTGTCAATAAAGAGGTATTGGTAATTGCAGTTAATGGCGATGTTGAAGGAATAAAGTTGCTTGTATAAACAGCTGTACCTTTAACCACACGGAAATTAGATAACAATCCATTTAATAAATATGCAGAAGACCCTGAACCGTCAACCCAACCAATTACAAATGTGTTTGCTGTGTAAGAATTAGAATCGGAAGCACTACCAACAGAAACACCATTTTGATATAGCGTTGTAACACCAGAACTTCTAACTATCGCAAAATGATTCCAACGACTAGCCGAAAATGCCACGGAAGCATTAATCAAAGAGCTACCAGCAGTTGCAACTTGGAATGTATTATTACTATTTCCAGTAGAAAGTCTTAACCCTCCAGTTGTAGTATATAAAAGAGTTGTACTAAATATATTACCAAAACTAACTGTACCGTTTTGATAGTACCATCCCTCAACAGTAAAATCGCCTGTGCCAAATTGTAAAGATGAGTTTGCTGTAAGGTTTAAATACTGGCTAGACCCATTAAAGCTACCAGCAAAACTAGATGTTCCTGAGTTAAACGGCAAATAGAATCCATTAGTACCGTAGCTACCACCATAGCGGATAGGTTGCCAGACACCGAGTCCGTTAGATGTACCGAAGCTGTTTGGTGTTAGGGCTTGACCGTCAATGAAGTTGATGTCAGCCATGTAGCCGTCAAAATACCCCCTGAAACCTTCAATAGCAGTTTTTCCAGTTCCAATATAGTTTATGTAAGATGAATTATTTACATAAGTATCTAAACCAGTAGTTGGATTTGTTCTTGAATCAAAAGCGGTTACTTCAGTTCCATTTACATACAAACGAACACGATTATTTTCTGTTGCATTATCTGTATCTACAGCTAAAACTACATGATACCAAGCTGATGGGTCTCTATAAACAGCCGTAGTAACTAATAAAAATTCACTTGCACTTGCACTTAATTGATATACATATAATTTATTATTAGTATTAAATTGAAAATGAAAACCAGCGTAAGCAGAATTTATATCAGCAACAAATAATTCTGATTGTGTACCAAAAATACCTCTTTTAATCCATCCTGACCAAGTAAAAACTCTTTTGTTGCCATTAGAAGGAGTCCGATTCAAATAAGCATTAGCACTTGCACGGAAACGCAATGAGTTATTTACTAACACGATTGGGGTTAGGTATCCGCTTGATGTAAATGTGTGGATTACATTACCGCCAGCTACAGTAACTGTACCGCCAGCCATAAGCTGGACAGAACCTGAATAGGAAATGATTACTACACCGCTACCGCCAGCAGCAGCACTTGCAAGACCATCGCCACCGCCACCGCCGCCGCCAGTATTAGCTGTGCCAGCTACGGCATTAGCGCCACTTCTAAGTCCTCCTCTACCCCCACCGCCACTACCACCTGTACCAGCAGTTCCTCCTTCTGATTCTCCACCTCCACCACCAGCGTATGTAGTAGAAGTTCCTGATATGGATGATGCGGTTCCATTACCACCATTACCAGCAGTTCCTCCAGCAGCATTGCCACCAACGCCAGTAATTGCATTAGCACCACCGCCACCGCCAGCCGAGCCAACAGTTCCAGTACCGCCAGCACTTCCTTGACCAGCAGTTCCAGCACCACCGCTACTAGGGCTGCTACTTTGACAATATCCACCACCACCGCCAGAGCCACCAGTTGCGCCAGATAGTCCTGTGGGGTTTCCATAACCGCCACCATAACCACCACCTACGGCAGAAGTTGCGTAAGCACTAAATAAAGAATTTGAACCACTAACTCCTTGTCCGCCAGATATTGCTCCACCAGCACCAACAGTCACAACATAAATAGAATTTGTGTCAATGGTTAAGCCAGAGCCAGTTAGCAAACCACCTGCACCGCCTCCACCACCAGTACTTCCACCACCGCCACCACCAGCTACGATTAAATAGCTTGCTGTCAACGAGGACAATGGGCTTAATGTGCCAGATGTATTGAATGTGTGAATAGTAGAACCGCCACTAGATGTGACGATACCGCCACCGAATTGTTGTGCGCCTACATAGGAGATAATGACTACGCCTGAGCCACCGTTACCACCGTTATTATTCCATCCAGCACCACCGCCACCGCCTCTATTAGCAGTTCCAGAAGTGCCTACAGTAGTTGAACCTGCTCCACCGCCACCAGCGCCAGCAGCGCCACCTGCACTAGAACCACCTCCACCACCGCCACCTGCATAAGTAACAGATGTTCCAGAAATTGAGTTAGGACTTCCTGCGCCACCAGCGCCACCAGTTGAGCCTCCATTAGCACCAACATCAAATGCACCGCCACCGCCACCCCCACCGCTACCATCGCCAGTTCCACCATTATTACCTTGAGATGGAGATGTTGATGGAGTATTACCAGAACCAGCTGTTTGTGTACCAGCTTGACCACCAATGCCCCCTCAAGAGCCACCAGAGCCAGCAGAAACTGCCGACACATTGTATCTTCCATAACCACCACCAGAAGATGTAATGGTACTAAACACAGAATCAGAACCATTATTTCCAACGCCTGATACTGCTTGTGCGCCACCAGCACCAACGGTTACCGTATATGAAAGTGTTGGGTTAAGCGATATTGAGCCTGTTCTATATCCTCCAGCACCACCGCCACCAGCCCATGACGCACCGCCACCACCAGCAACGACTAGGTAACTTGCAGTAACGGCAGCCGATCCCGAAGTCCATCCAAATGCTGCTAGGGCTGCTGCACCAATTTTAGATAAGCGTGGCATCTATGAGACCTTTAAGCGAATTTAGTTTGTGAGGCAAATACTGTGTAAGTTGGAGATGGCGTTGTTGCCGTTTTTATAATGACATAGGTATAGCTGTCAGTTGAGTTTATGTTACCAGTAGTAGGTGCTGTTCCACCTTGCCATTTAGGAGTTACAGAAGTTCCATCAATTGTTACCGCAGAGTTGTAATACGCAGTAGAGCCATTAGTTACCAAGAAAGTAACAGAAATTGACTCATTATCTTGCATAAGCGTATTTAAAGTAGTACTGCTAGAACCTCTAAAGTTGACTGTAAAGAGACCACTAGCAGCAGTTGTGTAATACAAAACCGACTGAGTAGTGACATCATAGTTAATTGTGCTTGTTGCTGCCGTAGCTGAAACAGTAGCGGTCTCGACAATGTTAGAAGTTTTAAGGTCAGCATTAGAAGATGTACCAGCAAAAGTCTGTAAGCCTGTAAATGTGTTTGCTACGTTTCTGACTGGGATGTTTGCACCAGCTAGAGTAGTTGCTCCTGTACCACCCTGATTGACTGATAAAGGAGTAGTTAAACCAGTCAGCGAAGTAATGTCAGAGTTTGCGCCCTTAAGAGCAAAAGGCGCTGCTGCGCTAGAAGTTACTCCAGTACCACCAGACGCTACGGGTAGGGCTGTTCCCAAAGTCAAAGAGCTAAGATAAGTAACCGCATCGACTACGTTTGAGCCAGTATTGAACACAAACATTGATTTACTAGCTGGAACAGCAATCCCTGTGCCTGTTGCGTTCTTAACTGTAATAGCGTCTGCACAGCCGTTATTGACTAGGTATAGCTTCTCAATGCCTGGAACTATAAGGTTTTGCGCCCCGCCAGAAGTACCTGTTAGGTTTAAACGGAGGTTACGGGCTGTTTGGCTGGCGTTGGTATCTGTGAGGGTTAGAGTAACAGTACCGCTTGCAAAGGTCACATCGGCAGAACCTGTGATGGCTTCTTCTAATGCCGTACCTAAATTGGTGTTAGTTGTTGAACCCCAAGTACCAGACTGGTCGCCTGTGCCGATAAGCTCGATTTTTAGTGGTGAATAAGTCGATGCCATAATTTATCCTTTATGCCGCTATCTCAACCCAATTGGGCGATTGTGTGTCAATAATATCATTCCAAGTGCCTGTTTGCGAGTCATTTATGTTGATCCAATTCGGTGTTTGACCATCATCAATTACCTGCCAAATTAATACACTTCCTACCTGTCCAACTGCCTGTACGCCTGTTACGCTTACTACCGCACCGATGACTACCGCAATACTTCCAACACTGCCTGTAGCCTGTAATCCTGTGACACTAATATTTTGTCCAGTAATTATGTCTACTCTAGGTGTAGTGATAAATGCCTCTACACCAACTAAATTTACAGAACTGCCAGCTGCAACAGTTACATCGCCTACCGCACCCGTTCCAGAAACCCCAGTTACGCTAACACCCGTACCCTCTTGTACGGTTACACTGCCAACGCTTCCTGTAGCCTGAAGTCCCGTAACTGGAGCATTTGCTGCTGCTTCTACAGAAACTGAACCCTGTACTACTGTTCCTACAACGCCTGTTACATTAAATACCGCAGTTCCCGTAACCGTTACGCTACCGACACTGCCTGTTGCTGATAATCCAGTTACGTTTACATCAATCTCTGTGGCTACCGTTACAGTTCCTACAGATACCGTTCCTGCTACGCCTGTGACTAAGACACCAGCCCCAGCCAAAATTGATACTGATCCTACCTGTCCTGTTCCGTTTACACTGGTTACACCAACATCCGATCCAGCGTCTACGGCTGGACCTTCTATCTGCCCTGTGCCGCTTACTCCAATTACATTAACTACTGCCGAGCCTGTAACCGTTGCACTACCTAACTGCCCCGTACCAGAAACACCTGTTACGTTTACTATCGCATCTTGTGTAGTTTGTACAGTAACTGAACCTACCTGCCCTGCTGCTACTACACCACCACTATTCTGACCCCAAGGGTTTTGCCCCCAACCGCCATAGCCCCAGCCCCCTAGCGGGACTTCTACATCTGTATAGTCCTCGCCCCAAGGTCCACTACCCCAAGCGCCACTACCCCAGCCAGAATAGGTTGCCACTTATTAATCACGCTATGCGGATAATGGCGTTACTTGCGTCTGCTGTTGGGAAGACGATGGTAAACGTACCACTTGTCGAGGTCTTAGCACCACCAAAGTCTAGAATACATACAGAAGGATCACCAGCAGCGGAATCGTTATAAATCATGGCGCCATAAGCTGTAATGGTCGCAGAAGTAAACGACAAGTCTACAAAGTCGGTAAATGCTGTAGTACTCGAAGAAGTTGGGGTTACATTGGTTAAAGCACCGCCACCTGCTAGATACGATCCAGAAGGCGTCACTTCGTTAGTTGCCGTATACGCAGTAGTTGCAGCCGTAAAGGACGCACTATTGTCATACATTGCTAGTTTAAAAGTATTACCAGTACCAGTCGTAAAGTTGTGAGTTGCCGTCATCAACTGTACTTTGAAGCTGGTACACATAAAGTTGCCTGTAAAAGCCATTTTGGACTCCTATTCGTCTAAAAGTTTAATTAATTCAGGATGACCAGCTTCCCGTAGCTTGTGAGCTAGTGTTACACGATCAAATTTTACCGCTTCATTCATGTAAAAGACTAGTACTTCCCGAATATGATTCCTAAAAGCAATTGCTTGCTCCCGAACCAAGGGATGAGACTGATCCCCTACTTGAATAATCTTATCTAATGCCCGTTCAGCGATTTCCTTTGGGGTAAATCCACCGTGGTCTTTTGTAAATACTTGAATGCCTTCTAAGGCACTTGTTCCTTGTACGCTAATCATCTTACTGGATACCTTACTTGTCCACTTCTGTAGGCATCTTGACGCTCTTTTGCATCGCCTAACTGTTTTAGATCCGTCATTGCTGCGTCATAACGAGTTTTATACATAGTCATTGTATCGGGATCTGTCTTCATAAAATTAGCAGCTTCTATAAGAGCGCCATATAAGAGTACAGAATAAAAATTATCACCAAGCCAGGATGTTCCAGCCGTCACAATAGACTCTGGAT